ATATTAGAGGAACTATTCTACATGGCACACCAAGAACCAGAAGCTATTGCTCTAGCCGAAGAGTTAGAGAACAGAACTCTATCATTCAGACAGTTTGTTGAAGAGATGGGTGTCGGTGGAGGTGCTGTTGCTGGTATTGGTATAAACAATCCAAATATTCCTAATCAGGCTGAACCGGGTGTCTCCAAGAAAGCCCAAAAGAATTATAAAAAGAAGAAGAAAATTATAAGAAGGAATGCGCAATGAGTTTGTTAAATTTTTTCTCGGTGGGTAAAGAAATTGATACCCTTCAAGAACTAGAAATTGAGAAGGGTAAGATTCAACTTACCATCATGAAGATGGCTGCGGCTATTCTTGGCATCATTATGATGTCAGTTGTTGTGACTATGATGATTGGCCTTTTTGTTCCTAATGAGACAATCGATAACAACGAAATCTTTAAAATCATTGGTCCAGCATTCTCGACCATTGTTGGTGCTTTCGTCGGCGCGTTTGCTACGATGATGGGCATGAAAGTTTCAGAACTTGATCCTAATGTCAAAGTTCAAGAGCTAGGTAAGACTGACCATAAAGCACTAGCAGAAGCGCATGTTACCAATGCCCAAGCGGAATCAATTGAAGCTGACACCGAAATCAAACTGATGGCAGCAATTGACAAGTATAAAGATTCAGATGAAGACCACGGACCATTCTAATGACACAGCTAACAGAACATTTTACCCTAGCAGAGATGATTGTCTCGCCAACCGCAAAGCGTCTTGGCATTCCTAACACACCTACAGCCGAGCATATTGAAAATATGCGCTACTGTTGTGAGAAGATTCTTGAGCCAGTAAGAGAGAAGTTTGGTCCAGTTACCATCAACTCTTCTTACCGTGCGCCACTTGTCAATAAGGCAGTTGGTGGTTCTGCTACTTCACAACACGTTAACGGACAAGCAATTGACTTCGAAGTTAAGGGTGTTGACAACAAGACCGTTGCTGACTGGGTTGCAGACAATCTAGAATTTGACCAAGTCATCCTAGAATTCTATTCGGCTGGTGATAAGAACTCTGGTTGGGTTCACGCATCGATCAAGAAGGCTGGTGGCAATCGCCGTCAACGTTTGATTGCTTCTAAGTCTAAAGCTGGTGGCACAAAGTATACACCTGTTGCTGACTTCGACCCGCGCACAACTAAAGAAGCTGGTGCACCTGTAGTTGAAGCAGTCGCGCAAGTTGCTAAAGCTGCCGTTCAGGCGACATCAACCGCTGGACTTGGACCAATGGCTGCACTACAAACTAAGTGTGGTTTACCAGCAGATGGTAAGTGGGGCCCTGGCACATTCAAGGGTGCTAAGGAATACTTCAAGCTATCAACTTCACAAGCAGCTCACTTCTTCGGACAGTGCGCTCATGAGTCGGGTAACTTCAAGGTATTCTCAGAAAATCTAAACTACTCTGACAAGGGTCTTAATGGCATCTTCAAGAAGTATTTCCCTACGATCGCCTCGACGGCTGGATATGCTCGTAAGCCTGAAAAGATTGCGAACAAGGTCTATGCTAATCGTATGGGTAACGGTCCAGAATCATCAGGTGACGGGTATAAGTTTCGCGGTCGTGGTCCAATTCAGTTGACTGGTAAGGATAACTACACTGCATTCTCTCAGTCAATCGGCCGTCCAGACGTTCTAACAAATCCAGATATCGTTGCAACCGAACTTGCTTTTGAATCCGCTCTATGGTTCTTCAATAAGAACGGACTGTTTGCTATTGCAGATAAGGGTGTAACCGATGCTGTGATTGGTCAGATTACTCGCCGCGTAAACGGTGGTACGCATGGCCTTGATGACCGTATTAAGAAAACAAAACAATTCGCAAACTGGGGATAATAAATATGCTTAATCAAATCAAAGCCGCACTAAAGAAACTCTTCGGGTTTGTTGATGCTAACAAAGATGGTAAGATTGACATCGCAGAGGTTACTGCCGCTGTAGATAAGGCAGAAGCAAAAGTCAAAGAAGTTAAAGAAGTAGTTAAAAAGACACGCGGACGTAAGCCAAAGGCTAAGTAATGGATACGTTGGAGACCAAAGTCGCCATTCTGGAAAATGACTTGAAGCAAGTTCAGGTCGTATTCGGTCGCCTTGATGTGGCGATTGAAAAGATTGGCGATGTCTCCAACTGTATCAACAAAATGCTGGCGGTACATGACACTAAACTCGAGGCGCAAGAAAATGTCAACGAAGATATCTATCAGAGTTTAGAGGTGCATCGCAACGAAACCAAGGCAAGTAACGCCGAGTTACATTCGCGTATCACTACCACCACTCGGGAACTTGAAGCAAAAATTCAAAACACCGAAGATAAACTTCTCAGTGCTATCGGCGATCTTAAAAGGTCGGTAGAAAAAGAAGAAGAAAAACACAAAGAACGTATTGACAAATTGGAAAAAACCAAGTATGTCATGATAGGTGGCGGCATAGTTATTGGTGCTATCATCACAAAAATTCTACCAATGGTGATGAAGTTCTTCTAAAAGGGTTGACTTGCACCAGCTAATGGTGTATAGTGAAATCTATGAGCGCATATATTGATATTCAGTTTCTCCATGCCATTTCGTATCGCTTGGAGAACTTCAAGAAAAAATCTAATGACCTATGGAACTGCAGGTGTCCCATCTGCGGTGACTCCTCGCGTAACAAGAGAAAAGCCAGAGGTTATTTCTTTTTGGGTAAGAACGACTTGAACTACAAGTGCCATAACTGTGGTGTATCTATGGGGTTCGGCGCGTTTCTAAAGCAGTTTGATGACAATCAATACAAGCAGTATGTAATCCAGCGATATGCTGACACTGCTAAGGTTGGACCTGCAAAGTCACACAAGAAAATTCAAGACGTTCTAGATTTTTCACCACCGGTATTCACTAAGAAGCCAGACCCTAAACTCATCGACCAGATTATGGATCGACTTGACACACTACCAGACGACCATGAGGTAATTCATTATGTTACTGACCGCAAAATCCCTCGCGATGCTTTTAGTCGGTTGTATTTCATACCTAATGTTAAAGACATCATACAACTTAATGCTAAATACAAAGACTCCATCATTACCACCGAGCCGCGGCTCGCGATTCCTTTTTTTGATGGCTCTGGTAAACTCCTTGTTGTTAGCCTTCGCGGAATCAGAGGCGAGTCGCTACGTTATATTAATGTTAAGGTAGATGAAGATGCGCCTTCTATTTTTGGTTTGGATCAGGTCGATCCTAGCAAAGAAATTCTTGTTGTCGAAGGGCCCCTTGACTCCCTTTTTCTGGACAATTCTATTGCTTGTGCTGGAACATCATTCGGAAAAATCGACCAACTCCCGATACAAAAAGAAAAAATAACAATTATTTTTGATAATCAACCTAAAAACCGAGAAGTCGGTAAGTTGATGAATAAGTATATAGAGATGGGATATAAGATGGTAATCTGGCCAGACAGTGTTCCCGGTAAAGATATTAATGAGATGATTGAAAATGGGTTGACTTCTGGTGAAATCCATAGTATTATAAATGATAATACTTTTCAAGGACTGGCAGCAAAGGCGAGATACGCCATGTGGAGGAAGATATGAGCGAACTTGTCGCTAATGAATATGGTGTAGAGATACGCCATATTAAGATTACAAAATTGCGTATTCATCGAACAGACGATATGTGGTTGGTTGAATACCGTCGAGAGCCTCGCTGGTTTCTTGGTCTTGACCGCTGGTGGTGGTTCGATGATGGTAGATATGCAGATTATGCCGACGCAACCGATCGCGTAGATACTCTATTGGGTATTGGTTTCGTAAGCAAGGCACAGTTCCAGACCGTCAAGGAATTCAGTGTAGAATAATGTTACTTTCTCATAGCAAGAGGTTTATGTTTTTTCATATACCTAAAACTGCTGGTACTTCTATTAGACTTGCTCTGGCCGAGCATTCTGAACCTGTTATGGTATTAAAACAAAATTTTGACCCTATTAATATCAACCAAACACACGCAAAAAAATTTGTAAGTTTGCCAGGAGACTATAAAGAATTTGTGATAGTTAGGGAGCCTCTGAATAGACTAATCAGTGTGTTTAAATATGGAAATAATCCTAGTAAATTTGGCACATTCTCAAATTTCTGTCAAAGAATGAGAGAGCATTACACTAGACCTTTTCTGTCTAACTTTTATGATTCGCAGTTATCATGGATAGAAAATTCTGTTACTGGGAACATAAGAGTATTCAAACTAGAAGATTTATCCTCTCTAGGTGAGTATCTAGAAATTGAAAATTTTGAATTGCCTAGGGAGAATGTAAATCCTATTCACATAGATATATCTCCCGAAGAAAGAAATTTCTGTTTAGAATTTCTTAAAAAAGAATACGAAATATTGGGCTATTAATCGAAGGACCTATTTTAATGAGTGAAGTAAATCTAGTCGGTCTTACAAAACCGAGTGCTTATACAGAATGTAATACTGCTAATGAACTGGTTGCATGGGCAGCAAGAGTATCTAATCCCAGTAATCAAAACAACACCACAACAGCACCAAAGTTAGTTCAATATCTTATCAAGAACAAACATTGGTCACCTTTGGAGATGATTCATGTATCAATGGAAATTAAAACGACTCGTGATATCGCTCGTCAAATCCTTCGCCATCGATCTTTTTCCTTCCAAGAATTTTCGCAGAGATATGCAGACCCGACTAAAGACCTTGGATTTGTCAAGCGAGAAGCACGTTTACAGGATGCCAAGAACAGGCAAAACTCGGTCGAGTTGGGACCCGACGAAAACCGACTGGCCGAAGAATGGAATATGATTCAGCAATATAATATTGAATCTGCTACCGAGGCGTATGAATGGGCTATTCGTAATGGTATCGCTAAGGAACAGGCTCGTGCAGTGCTTCCGGAAGGCAATACTGAATCTGTGATGATTATGTCCGGTTCTCTTCGCTCGTGGGTTCACTACTGCGAACTCCGTATGGATAAGGCAACTCAGAAAGAACACCGCATCGTTGCAGAACAGTGCTGGGATATTATCAGTCACCACTTCCCTGATGTAAAGGCGGCACTTGATAGTATGGCAGCACGGGCTGAGTTCGAGAGAAAACTACCTTGACCAAAATCTGGAAACTTTTTCAAAACCGGGAGACCCAATTTTTTTCGCTCCAAAATTTTGACCCAAAAAAGTCGGGTGGAAAATAATGCGCATTCTAGTTACCGGACACGAAGGATTCATTGGCAGAAATGCTGTGCGTATTCTATCAGAAGATTTTGAAGTAATTCCATATCAAGGTGATATCAGAGATTTCAAAATCTCCGAATATTATTTTGCAGTTCTTCATCTAGCAGCCCTTGCTGGCGTTAGAAAGAGTTGGGATAATCCAGAAGAATACTGGGATGTAAATGTTGCTGGTTCGAAGAAAGTTTTCGATGAATGTAATAGACTAAATCTCCGTTGCGTCTATGCATCATCTTCCTCCGTATATGAGTGGTGGAAGAATCCGTATGCCACCAGTAAAAAAGCTATGGAAGAACTAGCCCCGAAATATTCAGTGGGCATGAGATTTCACACTGTTTATGGACCAGATTCCAGACCCGATATGTTTTATGATATGATGCTAAACAACAAAGTAGAATATCTGACAGACCACAAGCGAGACTGGACACATGTTGAAGATGTTGTGTCGGCAATGAAAATTATCTTGACAGACACGAGAATTTCGTGTAAGTTAGATATTGGTTCTGGTGATCCAGTATCAGTAATTGATGTTGCCAATGCATATGGATATCGTGATGTTCCAATAAAAGAAGTCTTCGGTGAAAGACAAGAGACACATGCAGATATATCCATACTAAAAAGTTATGGTTGGGAACCAAAGTTCAACATTCTAGAGGAAGCGAAAAATGCCAGAAACAGTTACAGTTCAATATGATGCAGTTTCAGACGAACATTATATCGCTTGGGATGGACTAGAAGAAGAGACCGGTTGGAAGCCCGGCGACACAATAATTTGGGAAGAAAATGAAGATGGGAGTTATACATTGACTAAGAAGAATGCTAATTATCAAAATGATGTCGAACAGTTTATGGCCGCAGCCGACCAGTATATCGGTGCTACTCCACATCTAAATGAAAATAATGAGGCTCAAGCCAAGCTATATATTGATCTAATTGACGAGGAATTCCGTGAACTTTGTGATGGATTTCTTCGTCGCCACATCGGTGATGTTGCTGACGGCGGCGCAGACCTAGTATGGGTCGTCAAGGGTTTGTTTACCACACTAGGCATCAACTTTGATGCTGTATGGGAAGAAGTCCGTGCGTCGAATATGAGTAAGGTTTCCGAGGGCGGAAAGATTAAGAAGCGGGCAGACGGTAAGATTCTAAAGCCAGATACTTACTTTAAGCCAAACATCGAAAAAGTTTTGAAAGATCAGGGTCTATAAATGGCAAAAGAAAACTATCTCGGAATTGAAATTGATTTATCACGCGACAACCTGTTTGATAAGCTAGGTATTCAGCGACTACAGGAATCGTATATGCGGGATGATGAAACATCTCCGCAGCATAGATTTGCTTTTGTATCTAAAACTTTCGGTTCTAATCCAGAACACGCCCAGCGCCTGTATGAGTATGCGTCAAAGCATTGGCTTTCGTATGCAACTCCCATTCTTTCGTTTGGTCGTTCCAAGCGCGGAATGCCAATCAGTTGCTTTCTAAACTTCATTGACGATACTGCGGAGGGACTAGTTGACAATCTTTCAGAAACCAATTGGCTGTCTATGCTTGGGGGTGGCGTTGGTATTGGTTTTGGCATTCGCGCCGCAGATGATAAGTCTACTGGCGTTATGCCTCATCTTCGCACTTATGATGCTTCTAGTATGGCTTACCGTCAAGGTCGCACTCGCCGTGGTTCTTATGCTGCTTATCTGGATATTTCTCACCCTGATGTTGGGCTTTTTCTAGAAATGCGCAAGCCGACGGGCGATCCAAATATGCGGGCGCTCAACTTGCACCATGGTATCAACATTACAGATGACTTCATGGAAATTATCGAACGTTGCATGGCAGATAGTGATGCCGACGATAGTTGGAATCTAACTGATCCCAAGTCTGGTGAAATTCGTGATACTGTTTCTGCTAAGGAACTTTGGCAGAAGATTCTCGAACTTCGAATGATGACAGGTGAACCATATATTCACTTCATCGACACTTCGAACCGTGCAATGCCTCAGTTCCAGAAAGACCTTGGACTAAAAATTCACCAGTCAAATCTTTGCTCGGAAATCATTCTTCCTACTGATAGAAAGCGCACAGCCGTTTGTTGCTTGTCTTCTGTCAACTTGGAATACTATGATGCATGGTCGAAAGACCCGTTGTTCCTGAAGGACATGGCAGAAATGCTAGACAACGTTCTACAGTATTTCATTGACAATGCACCAAAGCAAGTTTCGAGAGCAATCTACTCAGCCAAGCGTGAACGTTCTATCGGTATTGGCGCTCTGGGCTTTCACGCATATCTCCAGCGTAAGGGTATTGCATGGGAATCCGCGGTTGCTAAGGGAACAAATATGCGGATATTCAAGCTCATCAAGAAGAAGCTAGATGAGGCTAATCTAGAACTCGGTACGGAGCGCGGTGAAGCACCCGATGCTGCTGGTACTGGTCGTCGTTTCAGCCACATGCAAGCTATTGCGCCGAATGCGTCTTCATCAATCATCATGGGCAATACTTCTCCATCGATTGAACCTTGGAGAGCAAATGCATATCGTCAAGATACATTATCGGGTTCATTCCTCAATAAGAATAAATACCTGGATGGAATCATCAAGTTTGAAGCCGTAAATCAGAAAGACGGCTGGTATGACGAAGTTTGGTCTTCTATTATCGCTAACGACGGTTCTGTTCAACATCTTTCTTGGATGGATCAAATCACGAAAGAGATATATAAGACATCGATGGAAATAGACCAGCGGTGGGTTATTGAACATGCCGCTGACCGACAGAAGTTTATTGACCAGGCCCAGTCCCTCAATACTTTCTTCCGTCCTGATGCCAATATCAAGTATCTTCATGCGGTACATTATCTTGCATGGAAACAAGGGTTAAAAACGCTATACTACTGCCGCTCTGAAAAAATCGGTAAGGCAGACAAGGTATCGAAGCGCATTGAAAGAGAAGTCATCAAAGAGATTGACTTCCGAGCAATGATCGACGGCGATACCTGTGTAGCCTGCGAAGGATAAGAAATGACACAATTTTTTGCACAGATAGTATCGAAACCAGATTGCCCATATTGTGTGAAGGCAAAAGAGTTTATGGCAGGTATGGACATCCAGTATACTGAAATGGTAGTTGGAAAAGACTGCCAGTGGGAAGACATTACGGCGCAACTCCCCAATGTCACTACTGTTCCTCAAATCTGGATTAACGGTGAACATATTGGTGGCTATGATGATCTTGTCAAATGGGCCGTGGAAAATTGATTTAAACAAATGTCTACGACTAAACTAAATGTCACACAGGAAAGCTATTAAATGACAAAAACCTCGATTACTCTTATGGATGAACGTTCTTATTTTAAACCATTCAATTACCCGTGGGCATATGATGCATGGTTAAAACACGAACAGTCACATTGGTTGCACACAGAAGTGCCAATGGTAGAAGATGTGCAAGACTGGAAGAAGAGACTTACTGATGGTGAGAAGCACTTTCTCACTAATATTTTTCGTTTCTTTACACAGGGTGATATCGATGTTGCTGGCGGTTATGTGAACAACTACCTGCCATATTTTCCTCAGCCTGAAATCCGTATGATGCTGATGGGTTTTGCTGCTAGAGAAGCGTTGCATGTCGCAGCCTACTCACATCTTATTGAAACTCTGGGTATGCCTGAAACGACATATCAAGAATTTCTTGAGTATGATTCCATGAAAGCAAAGCATGATTATTTCTTAGGTCTGTCGAATGCGGGCGCAACGCCCGAAACTATCGCCACTAATATCGCCGCATTTAGTGCATTCACTGAGGGTATGCAACTGTTCTCATCCTTCATCATGCTTCTAAACTTTCCCCGTCATGGAAAGATGAAGGGTATGGGACAGATTGTTACTTGGTCTATTGTTGATGAAACACAACATGCCGAGTCAATGATTAAGTTGTTCCGTTCATATGTAGAAGAAAACCGAGAACTCTGGAACGACGAACTCAAGGGTAAAATCTATACTATTGCAGAGAAAATGGTAGAATTGGAAGATAAGTTTATCGAACTTTCATTCTCAATGGGCGAGATGCAAGATTTGACAGAAGCAGATGTTAAAAAGTATATTCGCTACATTTGTGACCGTAGATTGATTAGTCTAGGTCTAAAGGGTATTTTTAAAGTCAAGAAGAATCCACTACCTTGGGTCGAAGAAATGATCAATGCTCCAACGCATACAAACTTCTTTGAAAATCGTGCAACTGACTATGCTAAGGGCGCTCTCTCGGGTAAATGGGATGATGTTTGGGGAGTTGCTGCGTAAATGGAAGAACTAGAATGCTTTTCATGTGATGCCATATTTGAGGTAGCACATGATAATGACACAGAATACTATAAAATAAAATACTGTCCTTTTTGTGGCACCAAGATTGAGGAAGAAGACGGCCTCAACTGGGATGACTGGGACGAGGACGAATAAATAGTTCACACTTCGGAGTGAACTTATGGTTATTAAGAAAAAGAAGCCGTTGCCGAAGAAGGTGCATAGAGTCTATTGCACTTACTTCGACGACGGCAAATATTATATTGGGTATTCATGTAAGACAGATAAACTATTCGAAAAGTATTTCGGTAGTTCCTCATATGTGACTAACTATGAAGGCGAAATGCGTAAAGAAGTTGTTGCTGAATATGGCAGCAAATCTCACGCAAAAGCAGTTGAACATATTCTACAGTGGGAATATCGTTTTGATGACCGATGCATCAATGACATGTGGAATGTTCGACTACGACTATCGCACTTGAAAGAATTAAAGTTGCCAGACTGGAGACCAGGTGATTTTTGAACATAAAAATTATTTCATCTACGGTGATGCGAGAGTTGGCTCTACATATCTAAGAAGTGTTTTGCGCAACCAGGGTTATAATGTAGAATTTGCCGAATTGCATCCTAGCAATTTAGATTTTTATTGTTATGCTCCTGAAAAATTTATACGAACAGAATTGAGCAACAACCAGCCGTTTGCAATAAAAATAAGAAGTAACACTTACGATAAATTACATGAATTAGTTGAAGAATTTGAACACCATAAAGTTTTTTTATATAGAAATAGTATTTCTAAACAATTAAAATCTTTGATTATTGCAACTATTACTGATAAATGGGCATGGTTGCCAGATGAGGATATTATTGAGATAGATGCTGGCGAATTTGATTCCATGATAAAGAAAATAAAAGAAAATATGTATCAGAGTATCTTGAATTTATTGCGCCATTATCAACTACATCACAAAAAAACCAATAATATTGTAATTGCAATGGAAGATGTTGTCTCTATTTCGGGGGGGAATATTATTCCAACTCCAAATAAAATATATGATGGCAAAGATATCGATCTATCAAATGACAACCGAGCATTGAAAATAATAGAGATGGCAAATAATTTAGGATTTAAAATGGGGTTATAAATGGCATACGCAATTTTATTATTTCTCACTGCAATTTCTATATCATTAGTTTCTGGATATTTTTCAATTCTCGGATTGATTGCAATTTTTCCCGCTTCTCCATATGCAATCGCTGCTATGGGAGGGGTTTTAGAATTATCTAAATTAGTAACAGCAAGCTGGGTCTATCGCAACTGGAAGATTGCCAATAAGCTATTGAAGACATACTTTACAATAGCAGTGGTCGTTCTGTCATTTATCACCAGTATGGGTGTATTCGGCTATCTAAGTAAAGCCCATATTGAACACACCACTGTAGGTGGTTCAGCGCAGTTACAAATAGCACAACTAGAAAGTCAGAAGACTGCGGCAGAAAGGAGACTAAAGAATGCACAAACATCTTTGGATACTTTGGACCGACTCGCTTCTGGCGAGAACATCCTCGATGCTAATTTCATTAGAAATAGACAGAAGAGGGAACGCACGGCTCTTAATAAGGAAATTGAGGGTGCGACTACAGACATTCAGACTATTGAGACTAATCTCATACCGCTCAAAACAGAGAACCTCAAACTCGAAGCGGAAGTAGGACCAATCAAATATGTAGCGGAACTATTCTATGGTAGTGGCGATAATGCCACTATCGACAAGGCCGTTCGTATGATGATTATCATTCTTATCTTTGTTTTTGACCCACTGGCAATTCTTTTGATAATTGCAGCAAATATGACGTTTTTAGGGTTGACAAAACGAGAAGAACCAGATATAGTTAAAACTGCTTCTTCGGTTGTAGATAACGAACCCGCAGAAGTAACTAAAGATGTTGTAAAAAAGACTAAGAGTAATCGTAAGAAAAAGCCTCAGCCAATAGCACCAGAAGTTCCAGATTTCTTTGCTTTTGAGAAACACGGCTCTACGCACGATATTATAATGCCCGACCCTCCTCGTAAAAACGCGAGAGGTCAAATTGTAGTTGATGAAGATAATATTAGGAGAATGTGAAATGATGACCACAGTTGAAGCTATGCGTGAAGACCTTAAGAGCAGCCTCCGTGCTAAGGTAGGCACTGTTACTTTTACCAAACAGAATGGCGATGAACGTATTATGCGGTGCACTCTTCAGGAATCAGTGCTTCCCGCGCAGACTGACCTTGAAGAATCGATTCAGAAAAAAGGTTCTACTGATTCGCTGGCCGTATGGGACCTAGAAAAGAATGCTTGGCGTTCCTTTCGTTATGACTCTGTAATTTCAGTGAAATTTGAGGGTTGACAAATACCTTAATATATCGTATAGTGAGATATATTGACAAGGAGTGATTATGTATAAACTTAAGGTACCCATTGCAGAATCGAAGTTTGTTGGCACCGAGCCTGTCTGGGCAGATGGTTATGAACCAGCCAACTATCAACGAGAATACGGCAATGCCTTGAACTGGTATAATTATGTTGCCGAAACCAAAGATTGTCGCGCATTTTTGGTAGATTGGTTCAAGAGTGACAAAGAGAAGCTAAAGGCTCTTGGTCAGGTACCTGACAAGTTTCTGCCGCGCACCTATGCCAATACCGCTCGTATTGCCATGCGAGGTTTCCCCGTCAGTGAGGTTCACCAGAACCGCATCTGGGAAAAGGTACAAGAGGTAGTAGGTAAGCGCACAAAGTCCGACGAAGATGAACCCGTTGCTGCACCTGTAGTAAAGGTAGTCAAGCCAGTCAAGCTGGCTTCTACCTTCATCGTATCAGATGTCAATGATGAAATCGAAAATCTCATCATCGGTGAAGACCCTAAGACCATGGGGCAAATTTTGATGCCATACAAGATGTCCGACAAGCAATACGCGGCATGTGTAGATAAATTGCAGCCTCTTCTGGCAGAATTCTCAGAGGTCCTAGAACTTCGTCGGACTGACCGCAAGACACTTACCGAAGAACAGATAGAATTTGTAGATTCGTTTCCGTTCTCTGGCATCACAATCATTAAAAAGGTTGTCCAGCTTATTGAAGGCTACATCAATGACCTTAAGAAGTCATATATCAGTAAGCAGGTAGCTAAGGTTCGCAAGAAGAAGCCCAAAGATAAGACCAAGTTGATTCGTGGCTTGAAGTTCCTCGCCGAGGACGCTAAGTTCGGTAAGAGTGTTGACCCTATCAGCCTTCTTAACTGTAGTGAAGTCTGGACGTTCGATACCAAGACACGTAAGATTTCCAGATATTTCAGTCCCGTCGGCGGCGGCATCACTGTGAAGGGTGCGTCACTTGTAGGCTACGAAGAGGCTATGTCCAGTTGCAAGTTGCTTCGAAAGCCAGAAGAACAGGTCCCTGCATTTTCTGCTACTGCCAAAAAAGACTTGACAAAATGGTATTCTTCTGTTAGAAGTAAGAATGCGAATGTGCGCCCGCGACTCACGGCAACAACTCTAATTTTGAAAGTCTTTTAATGTCAGATAATGATAACGTAACATATCTTCGACCACGTGTGGCACCACCCACAAAAGAAGATTTGGAATCTCTTAATTATTTTCTTGAGGGTGCAACAGAATATGCTGCATATCAGGACTCAGAGGCTTTTGCCGCCGCTTGTATGAACGGTATCCTAAGAGCCGCCGACAAAAAGCTGGGTAAGCTGGATGACAATATTAATGGTGACGCCGCGGTTATTGCTGTTATGATACAGGGTATGTTTATGCGTCAAGCTGGCGTCCATTGTCCAGAAATAAATCTGTTGGATGACATTCGCGAAGTCTTAACTAGAGCCAAGAAGGATGAAAGCGAATGATAGTAGTAGATTTTAATCAGGTCGCAATTAGTAATATGATGGCAGAACTTGGTGGTCGGCGTGATGTAGAAGTCAATGTGCCTCTAATCCGTCACATGATTATCAATTCAATCCGTTCATATAAGCGCAAGTTCGGTGCAGAATTTGGTGAGATTGTTATTGCATGTGACAATCGCCACTACTGGCGCCGCCAGTTCTTCCCTAACTACAAAGCTAATCGTAAGAAGAACCGTGCAGATAGCGGCTTTGATTGGAATTCTATCTTCGAAGCCCTGCACCAGGTTCGTGCAGAATTGTCAGAACACTTCCCTTATCCTGTTATTGATGTCGATGGCGCAGAAGCAGATGATGTAATCGGTGCATTGGCTGAATATAGCCAGACTTCGAACACTGATGGCCTTCTGCCCAGTGCAGAGCCATTTTTGGTTCTCTCTGGTGACCACGACTTCAATCAGTTGCAGAAGTGGTCAAACGTCAAGCAGTATGCGCCTGTGCAAAAGAAGTTTGTCAAGTTGACTGATACACCCGAAGCGGTTCTTATGGAACATATCATTATGGGTGATAAGGGTGATGGTGTTCCCAACATTCTATCAGACGATGATACGTTTGTCACTGGTTCACGCCAGCGTCCCATGAGAAAAGACAAAGTTGCAGAGTGGAAGACTCAGAAACCCGAAGACTTCATCACCAGTGATGAAATGTGGCGCAACTTCCAGCGTAATCGTGAACTTGTAGACTTGTCACGTATTCCAGAAGATATCAAGGAAGCTATTATCGATAGCTACGAGAAGCAGCAAGGTGGCGACCGTAGTGGTCTCCTGAACTACTTCATTGCCAACCGCATGAAACAGATGATTGATTTAATCGATGAATTTTAATAATTCCGACGAGAGAGTTGGCATCACCGCCAGTTGCTTTGACCTGTTTCACGCGGGCCATGTTCTTATGCTACAGGAAGCTAAGGAACAGTGTGACCGTCTCGTAGTTGCTCTACAGACTGACCCCACGATTGACCGCCCTGAGAAGAATAAGCCCGTTCAATCTCTGGTTGAACGTTATATTCAGGTAGAGGGTTGTAAGTATGTCGATCAGATTATTCCATATACGACCGAGCAGGACTTGCTAAATATACTACAATGCTACGACTGGGATGTTCGCATCATCGGTGAAGAGTATTACGGTAAACCTTTTACTGGTCATGAATTGGGAATTGAAACATACTACAACTCTCGTAGGCATGGCTTTAGCACAAGCGAATTGAGAAAGAGAATTGAAAATGGCAACACGATTACAGCCTAAAAAATTTAGACAATTGGACCAAGCCCTGAATTGGGCAACCGAAGCAAAAACCGCAGACGAGTTGCGTGAAAGAGTTCGTGCAGTTTCTACTGGCAATTCTATTTTTATGCGGTTTGTTGCATGGGGTGTAGGATATGAACAAGGTCCAGTCAATCTTCCAGAAGGTAGAACTCCCACCAAGAACGAAGAACTTCCTGTTGATATGGGAGATACCAATATCACACAAGAGTTCCGTCGTATTTTGACTTTGCTACCAGGTGGCAGTGCATCGAACGTGCCTCAGTGGCGCCGCGAAGAAATCTGGATGCAGATTTGCCAAGGAGTTCACCAGAACGAAGCAGTATTGCTTGACTCGGTAAAGGATCAAAAGTTACTTGAACTTTATCCTTCTCTGGCAGATGTTCTTGAGACCTTTCTTGTTGGTTGGAAAAAGCCAGAGGTTAAGAAGAAGAGGGCATCAAAAAAGTCCGAGAGTATCTCCGAAGAATAAAAAAATTATTCGTAAGAGAGCAATATATTCCAGTGACATGGGGTGTGAAAAAACCTTGGGGTTTGTAACACTAATAAATAGCTGTTCTCGAACTTTCAAACGGAGATACTTTGATGGGCGCAATTCTGGAACATAAGCATCTAATCATTCGTGCAGAATTAAAAAATCCACCTAAATGCGTAGAAGCAATCCAGGACTGGATGAAACTTTTGGTCGCTAAGATTGATATGAAGATACTTATGGGTCCATATGCCGTGTATTCCGATATGGTAGGCAATCAAGGACTAACAGCCGTAACAATTATCGAAACCAGCCATATTGCTATGCATGTGTGGGATGAAGTGCATCCTGCATTGATGCAACTGGATGTTTACACCTGTTCGAAATTAAACATTGAAGATGTATTTCTAGCACTAAGCGATTTTGGTCCAGTGGACGTTCAATACAAGTATATTGATAGAGAACATGGTCTAACGCTACTTGATAGGGGTATACGTGAGATACTTCCTTTTTAAGCACAAGAGCGAAATCTGGTTAGTCAAAAATCCTGAACAGGTACCTAAGCCGAGAGAACTTCTACTTCAAAACTCTAATATCGAATATATCAGAGATAAAGTAAATTCTTTAGGAAAAGGCTTGACATTTCGTGATAAAGTCAGTAGAAAGAAGATACCGGCTTTAACAACAGAGCATAAACGAAAGATTGCTCTAGCGTTAAGTGGAAGCAACAACCCTAATTGGGGTGGTTTGAAAGAAGAAACAAAGGCCAAAATTCGTCGCAAAATGCGAGGAACTAGGAGAAACGAAAATAATCCTATGTATGGCAGACGCCAAACATGGGAAACTCGCAATCTGATAGCGATGAGAGCGAGACAACGTAGAAGAGCGTGGTGTGTAGAGCCGTCGGGTAAAACACATCTGGTAGACCCAGTCACGTTCATTCTACCATCTGGTTGGTTATGGGGAAGATTTTACGACCCATATAAACCAGATAATTTTTAAAAAACTCTTGATAAATGTCAAAAACTGTTATATATAGTATTCTGTTCTTTGACATTGTTAGAAGTTTTTTATAGGAAGCGTGGGTGAGTGGTTGAAACCTACAGTCTTGAAAACTGTCGTACCGCAAGGTACCGTGGGTTCGAATCCCACCGCTTCCTCCAGTTTGGGGATGTAGTCCAATGGCAGAGACAGAGGACTTAAAATCCTTCCAGTGTGGGTTCGAGTCCCATCATCCCTACCAATGCCCCGTGGTGTAATTGGCAACACGTCGGATTTTGATTCCGAAGAGTTCAGGTTCGAGACCTGACGGGGCATCCATTTCTAGAAAGGTTATATAATGAGTGACATTATTGCAATTGATAAGTATCGTCTTTTTATTGAACGTATTGAGACTATCGAAGCCGAAATTGATGCAAAGAAGATTGACCGCAAGGAAGTCTATTCTGAATTGAAGGGTGAGGGTTACGATGCTAAGGCAACTCGCCAGATTATTCGCCTACGTAAAAAGGAAGCGCATATCCGTCAAGAAGAAGATATGATTCTTGACACATATCGAAATGCGATTGGCGTATAAAATTTATCGCTTGACATTTACCTGCGAATCAGCTATAAAGAAAGAGTAGTTGATGAGAAGGTGATTCGAAATGCTTACGCTTGCTGAAATAAATGTCGCCACCGATAGTCGAGATGGCGACATTTATTCTGACCTACACAAGGATGTGTATGGTTTTCGCCCTCGTGGCATTACTTTTGCGTCTATCGAGAATTTTGATGCAGATTTCAAAAATCTGGTTGAGAAACTTTCGGTGCAGATTGACGAAGATGCCATTCGTCAGACGGCTAACCTTGAGAAGTTCAAGGAGCGCGTGGCAGAAACCATGCTGCTTTGTAATTGCGACAAGGTTCGCGCCGTAGAAATCATTGCAGATGCCGAAGATGAGGCCGATGCATACAAGTTTTATGGTGCCGAGCGCCTAGAGTGGTGCTTCGACATAAAGTTTGGCGCCCTCAAGCAGTGGCTTGCTGAATAACAGTTTGCGCCTGTAGCTCAATGGTAGAGCCGACCGCTCATAACGGTTTGGTTGCGGGTTCGAGTCCTGCCGGGCGCACCAAATATAATGCTTGACATTCTCTGCGAATCTGTTATTATGAGAATATAGTCAGAGAGAAAGTGATTCGTTATGGAAGTTTTTGCGTTGTTAGGTGAGTTTGATCTCCACGGTTCGCTGTTGTTAGGTGTGTATGCTTCTGAGGAAGAAGCTCGGACTGCCTACGGTGTGTATACTCGTGACGGTGATCAGTTTATCGATGCCTACTACATAGAACATCGTGTAGTTGGTGCATCTGTAGATTCCGAACGTCATCGGATCTACATCGGTTAAAGTTTAATGGACGATTAGCTCAGTCGGTAGAGCGCGGGACTCTTAATCCTTAGGTCGTAGGTTCGAATCCTACATCGTCTACCATTTCACGGACACTTAGCTCAGTAGGTAGAGCAACGGGCTTTTAACCTGTAGGTCCTGGGTTCGAACCCCAGAGTGTCCACCATATTTGCGAGTGTAGCTCAGTTGGTAGAGCAAACGACCGATAATCGTTAGGTCACAGGTTCGAACCCTGTCACTCGCACCACACCAGTAGAACAAGTGTTCGACCGACTCTCATAAGGTTGGTTCGGGTGGAGCGTTACCACCTGCTGGTACCATGTCACGATGGCAGAGTGGTCCAATGCAACGGATTGCAAATCCGTAAAGCCGCCGGTTCGAATCCGGCTCGTGACTCCACAATGCGGGTGTAGCTCAGTGGTAGAGCATCTCGTTGCCAACGAGACGGTCGGCGGTTCGAATCCGCTCCCCCGCTCCAAATGGCCCGGTCGTCTAGTGGCTAGGACACTGCCCTTTCAAGGCAGAGAAGCGGGATCGAAACCCGTTCGGGCTACCAACACAGAAAGTCTTGTTATGAGTAAAATGATTGTTGCCTTCATGTTTATCCTGTTTGGATTTATTGTCGGTATTGATATGTTCAGAAAAATGACTAAATCTGAAAAATTAGGCTTGACAAAGTTGTTCGCCTATAGTATAGTGTGTTCTGTAGCAGCGATGGTCGTTGTTACGGCAATTGTTTTGATTTTCTAAGGAATAAAATTATTATGAATCGTGTTGCTAAGATTTCCGCCCTGTCGCTTCTTCTGGTTGGTACCGCTGCCTGTACCCGAATTGAAACAGGTGAAGTTGGTGTCCGTCGTTCGTTCGACAAGACCATTGAAACCACTGAACTACAGCCAGGTTCTATCAATCAGACTATTTTTGGTGAAGTTCTTACTTTCCCGACGAAGGATGTTCAGGTTGATATCGTTGACTTGACTCCTCTTGCCAGCGACAACTCAACTGTTGCCGACTTCGATATGTCAGTGATTTATTCAATCAATCCGACTAGCGCGGCTGAAATCTATGTAGAAAAGAACCGTGGTTTCCACGCTGATACCGAAGAAGGTGATACGCTGTTGATGTATAACTACATTCGCCAGCTCGGCCGTAACGCTGCATACAAGGTTGCTCGTCGTTACGAATCTTTGAAGATGGCTGATAATCGCGCCGAGATGGAAGTGTTGATTCGTCAGGAAATTATTGCCAGCCTCGTTGCCGAAAAACTTGACGGCCAGATTGATGTGTCACAGGTTCTCGTTCGTCAGGTCAAGCCAGCTGCCAACATCGTAGCGTCTGCTAACCAACTGGTGCAGGCACAAAATGCTGAAAAGCAGAAGCTGGTTGAAGTTCGTACCGCGAAGTTGGAAGCAGAACGTATTGCTGCATTGAATGCTAACGCTGGCGCTACCAAATACATGGAAGCAACCGCTCTTGTAACGATTGCAGAGGCAGTCAAAGAAGGTAAGGTTTCTACGATTATCGTTCCTTATGACTTCAAGGGTATTGTGAACGTCAAGTAATATAAACGGAAGGTGGGCAGGACGGTAATGCAACGCACTGCTAATGCGTCAACCAGAAATGGTTGAGTGGGTTCGACTCCCACACCTTCCGCCAAGTTTATGGAGTCGAGAATACGGTAATGGTCGATCGCAGTTGGTATTCTGTTTTGCGCGATTGGCAACTCCGCCAAAAGTAAGCGCCCATGTTTTACCGAGTGGGAGAATACGTCGAGTAGGGAGATGGATGCATACATCGTTTGAACCTTCATCGGTATTATGGTGAGTGTAGCTCAGTGGTAGAGCGGTGGCTTGTGGTGCCGCATGTCGAGGGTTCGATCCCCTTCATTCACCCCAAAGTTTTTCGAAAATAATTAAAAAAGTTCTTGACATTTTCGGTAAAACAGTATATATATTAGTTCTGTTCTTTGACATCGTTAGAAAAAAGTTTGTGTCGGGGAGCTTCGGCTCCCCACACAAGACTTATTAGATGAATACATTAGACGATCTTAGCCTATTGAGGTGGCGGATCGGTTATCTTGGCGGATAGCGAACGATTGGTGCGCCAACACCTTTTTATATCTTGTGTGTTCTTCTAATAAGTCTTGCCCTTATAGCTCAGTTGGTAGAGCAGTTGATTTGTAATCATCAGGTCCGGCGTTCGAGTCGTCGTGGGGGCACCATTTTATAGTCAAACTACTCGCATACCGTATGGTGTATGGAGTCTGTCGAGAATGTTTGACGTAAGCACCAAGACGTGAGGTGCTTATATTCCCTAATGGCGCAGCGGTAGCGCAGTTGACTGTTAATCAATTGGTCGGTGGTTCGAATCCATCTTAGGGAGCCAGTTTGACGCAGGGTGGAGCAGTGGTAGCTCGTCTGGCTCATAACCAGAAGGTCGTCGGTTCAAGTCCGACTCCTGCAACCAGATAAGCAGTACCGTCTGCTGAACCAACGTATATACCCTAACAGATTATACGTTGTAAACAAAACGGCAAGCGCCGCCCGTATGCTTGTAAAATATCCCGGGCCTAGTTTCTCGTAAATATTTTTCAAAAAAGTATTTACAAACACCATAAAGTGGTGTATAAGTAGAGAATAAGAATTGGGGGCATAGCCTCGTTAGAATAACCGCAGTAATGCGGCCAAAGCAGGGACTCCTACGTAACTGCGCCAGTAATGGTTCATCTATGCAAGCCCAAGTTAGAGATGTCTCGGCATTACCGAAAGCATCTCCCGTCAGTAGAATGGCGGTAGGCAGTAAGTGAGTGATATAAGTCCGAAAGGATACGAACAGAGCCAGTCGGTGAGTTCTAATAGACTGTGGTGGTCTAGCTGTATCGAACCAAACTCGCGAATGCTGAAAACTAATGGGTAATCGCTAAGTCTGACCTAGCAAGGAAAGGCAAAGCGGTAGCACAATAGTAGAACCGATGAGGGGAAACTAGAAGTGCCGTTGAGTAGCCCGCAAGGTAAAAGACATGAGGAGTGTAGTATTCCGTATCTAACAAGATATGGATCTGCTGGAGCAGCACTTCTTGGTAGGTTCGCAAATTGTCTAATGGTAAGACAACAGTCTCTTAAACTGTCGATCTAGGTTCAATTCCTGGTTTGTATAACAAAAGCGAAAGTCTGCTCCAGTGCTATGTGAAAGGTGCTTAATACCTGACACGGAAGTGAATTGGGTTCACGGATTCCCGCAAGGATGATGTGATTGTTCGGATTGAAGACGTAGGTTCTTAGCGGAACCGAATTGCTCGCAAGGCAAACGGAAGATTGAGGGACGAATAGCGTAGCATGATAGGTCAAACGCCAGACCTCAAAAAAGGCAGCACTGAGTGATACTAGAGAATCCGAAAGGACTTTAGTGGATAACGGTAGAACGATCCTCGCAAGGGACTCGGTAATGACCAAAGGCACTCAATTAGAAGCAGTAATCTCATGCTTCACAAAGACTTATTAGATGAACACATTAGACGGTTTTAGCCCAATCGGCGGTTCGGTTACTTTGGCGAGTAGCGAACGGTAGTGCGCCAACACTATTCTATATCTTGTGTGTTCTTCTAATAAGTTTTGGGGAATTAGCTCAGATGGTAGAGCGCCAGCTTTGCAAGCTGGATGTCAACGGTTCGATCCCGTTATTCTCCACCAAGTTAGACCACCTATGCTGAACCTGAAAAGGAAGAACGAAGCGTCCGGACGTATTCGTTCAAGGCACACTTAGGTGGTCGCTCAAGTTTGCGGGTATGGCGAAATTGGTAGACGCACCTGGTTTAGGTCCAGACGGGCAACCGTGGGGGTTCGAGTCCCTCTACCCGCACCATTATATGCTCCTGTAGCTCAGTTGGTAGAGCATCGGTTTGAAGAACCGAGTGTCAGCGGTTCGAATCCGTTCGGGAGCACCAGTTTCGGTCCCTTAGTTTAGCGGTAAAACACCTGGCTTATATCCAGCATCGTCTCCAGATTAGAGAGCGTCGGTGGTTCGAATCCACCAGGGACTACCATTTTTGGGTCGGTAAAGCTAGTGGCTCTAGCAGCGAGACTGTAAATCTCGTCCGTTACCGGGGGAGGATCGATACCTCACTGGCCCACCATTAATGAGTGAGTGTTCTCATTATGTGATGATGTTTAATTTCCTCATCCTGATACATTTCAGGACTTGTATGGAACCAAACTACTATTGCGTAACGAACACCTTCTACTTTCTTGACGCCGTGAAGATATTGCCAACTACCAGGATACATTAATATGTCGCCCGTATTAGGCTTCTTCTCAATGTCAAAGAATGGAAAATATACTTCGCCACCTTGATAGTCATCATTTAGATACACTACGCAAGTTATGTCACGATTGATATCACTTCTGCGAACAAATGTACCGTCTATGTATTGACCATCTATATGCGGCCAATAGTGAGTTCCGTCTGGATAGTGAAGAAAGTCAATGGAATGTGACACACATTCCACGCTATAGTGATGCTCTACAAGCTCCTTGCAGCGCATTACAAGTAGTTCAACATTATCAGCAAAGTTGTTATAATCTACAAAGTTGGCTGTGCAGATGTCAGTATTGTGAACAGCAACATAGCTGTCATCAACCACACTTCCCACTGTGGCTTGAGAAGACTTTGCTTCTTTGGCAGTATTCAATAAGGTCTTAATTAGAACATCATCGACTGAATCAGTTAGATGTTTAATCTGTCTAGGATCAAAATGCATATGTTATATATGCATACTCTATTTGGCTCGGTAGTTCAACTGGTTAGAGCACCAGCCTGTCACGCTGGAAGTTGCGGGTTCAAGTCCCGTCCGAGTCGCCACTATAAATAATATTATGCGGGTATGGTATAGAGATTGTGCCTTAGCCTTCCAAGCTAAAGAGGTGAGTTTGAGTCTCACTATCCGCTCCAATGCCTCCGTATACCCTCTGGCTACGAACCAGTGGAAAGGTTAACTGAATTACATGCAGGTTTGAGTCCTGTCGGGGGCTCCATTTTCAACAAAGGAAAATAATATGAACATCAAGACTTTTATGGCAGCGGCAGTTGTAGCACTTACTGCGGCATGTGCGCCTAGCACAGAAGCACCATCCGTTATAGAAGCAGCGGGCCCAGCAGCCGATGAAGCACTTGCTACAGCAAATGCAGTGGAACCAGCTGCGGAACCTGCGCTTGGTGAAAATGAACAGCCAAAGTAATTAAAGAATTCGGGGATTAGCGCAGTCTGGGTAGCGCACCTGCTTTGGGAGCAGGGGGTCGTAGGTTCGAATCCTACATTCCCGACCAGTTTTTGTCGGTGTAGTGAAATGGTATCATTACGGTCTCCAAAACCGTCGTTCCGGGTTCGAATCCCGGCACCTTCGCCATTTATGAACAGGTGACGTATGTATGATGAAGCAAGAGAAGCAATTCTAAATTCTAGTGAAGCGTCATCTGTTTATATCGGTGCCGATTCGATTAGATTCAAGCGTAAAGACGGTCATTGGTACGCCAAGTATTCAACCGTAATTATTCTTCACATGGATTCTAAGCACGGCGCTAGAATTTTTCATAAAAACATTGAAATGCGTGACTTCGGTAACTTACGTCAACGTCTAATTTCAGAAGTTGGTTTTGCTATTGAAGCCGCAACATCTATACTTGACGTTTTGGGTGAAAGAAAGTTGGAAATTCATCTTGACATTAACCCAAATCCAAAGTATAAGAGTAATGTAGCCGTCAAAGAAGCACTCGGCTACGTTAAGGGAACTCTGGGTATTGATGCTAAAATCAAACCAGATTCCTTCGCTGCTACCCATGCAGCGGACCATGTTGTGCGGGGTTAGCTCAGATGGTAGAGCGTCTGCTTTACACGCAGAATGTCGGCGGTTCGAGCCCGTCACTCCGTACCATATATTATGATTATATTAACAACTAAAGGTAAAACTTATATGAAAAACTTTATGATTGCAGCCGCTCTAGGCACTGCCACACTTACAACTCCTGCATTTGCTGGCGACTTTTCTGGTCCACGACTAGAAGTTACTGCTGGTGCCGATGATGTTACACAGGGTGTTGACCCTACAGATGTAACTTATGGTGCAGGTCTTGGTTATGACCTTCAACTCGGTAAGGTTGTAGTTGGTGTAGAAGCGACTGCGGACAACGTTTTTGACCGCCGTGATATTGGCGTTGCTGGCCGTCTAGGTTATACCATCAACGATAACGTTCTACTCTATGGTAAAGCTGGTTACTCTAACTGGCGTCAGGTTCGCGGTGTAGACCTCGAGGGTCTCCGTCTCGGCGGCGGACTTGAAGTTAATCTTCTTGGACCTGTCTATACTAAGGTAGAATACCGCTATACCGATTTCGACGGTAGCGTTGGCAAGCATGGTGGTCTTGTTGGCGTAGGACTTCGTTTCTAATCCCACTCGTGTGACATCCTGGACATGATGTGAAACTGTCCATATTTTTGTATTTAAATCCAAGAGATTAGCTGCCATGTTTATAACCGATGTTTTCTCAGAAGATGAGTTGGAAAGAATCCACACAGACCTTGATAATGAATTGCTTAAAGGTGGATGGCACACATGGTCACGAGCCAAAGTCAATGTTGCAGAAGCATCGGGTACAAAAAATACTACTGAATATCCTCATGAGCAAGGTGAGATTACATTTAAATACATCAATGGTGATATCAAAAATCTTATTCGCCAGAAACTAATTGAAATCGATTCGAACATTAGAGGATATGATTTCACTGCTTTTTATCAGATTTGGGATGTTGGTGCAGCCACTGGAATCCACGATGACAGTAGATATATGTTCAATGCAACGTTCTATTTGAATAAAGATTGGCGACCAGACGATGGTGGACTGTATGTATATCTAGATGATGAAGAATACAAAGTGTTTCTTCCTGAGTATAACTCATGTGGTCTAATTAACCAATCAAAGGTAGAGCCACATCTAGTTACACCCGTTACAACTAACGCTAGAGAAAAAAGATATACCATTCATTGCAAGGGTGTTATTCTAGATTAGGTTTCCATAAGAACTTATCTGGATGACCATGAAGAATCAAGTCATCTGCATGGATAAACCTAATTGTCATACAAAGTCTGGTATTTTCTTTGACCTTAGAGACGCCATGATATGTCCCGGTACCTTGAATAATCAACGCATCATTTGCACTCGGTGAATATCTAAACTCTTCATCATACTTATCGTGCGCCCAAAAATCTCCGCCATTAGCACCATTAGCATAATATGTAAAGCTATGAACTTGGCTTTTTTCTGTGTCGATTACTTGGTCGTCCGCATCAAGATGCGCCTCTAGATTTTCTCCCACCGGCAAAATATTGATGATGCCTCTAAACGGAATCCAATTTTTGTCACCGTTGAACGGCGCTGCATTTCTAGCAGATTGTATCATCAATCGACAGACAGGGTCTAAGTTTTTATTGAGATGTTGTTCTGCCCAGTCGGCAATAGTATCGTTTGTCTGGTGAAAATACTCTGGAATTTGTGAGAGCGACCACAAAATTTGATATGCTCTATATCCAGAAAGACCGCATAACTTTATATTTTGACCCTGGAAAACAAAACTTCTTTGCTCATTTAAATTTTGTTTCCATTTGCCACTAGTTCTATGTTTAATATAGTTATTGATACATATTCTAGTATCTTCGTCTAAGAAGTCATTATAAACCCATATTTTGGAGGGCAAATACATGCCCTCCAATTCTGTTTGAAAAACCAACTTCGACATAATTACTTAATGTGAGCGCCTCGCCATGCAGCAAAGTATGATTGGCTGTTAATATTTTCAAGTGCCGAGGCAATATCTGTATTATAGTCATAGCTGGCATCACGAGAAGGGTCGGTTGCGAAGAAGAATAGATTTGGAGAAAATGCTTCCCCTACTGTCGAAGTTTGTCGAATCTTGAATTTGACGATTTCAAGTGTTTGCCCCTCTGGTAAAGTTTCCAGTGGCTTCGAGATATTAAATTCGCCAGTCTCAGAATTTAGAGCGACATATTGTTCATACTTCGTTTTGATATCTTCGTTATCCCATACCAGACTGTATGCCGCCGAATTTCCGAAAATATCCGTAGCAGAACCAAATGCCAGATTGTTGATATCTCCGTCCATGGTTTCTGTGGTATCGTTGAAGATGCCCATATAGAAATCTAGATCGCCATAGTTTGCGATTTCGCCATTACCATCAACCAAGTGAATCATTCTGTTCTGATTGCTTGAAAATTTTGCATTGTCTACTAGAAGAACACCCTTCGTAGAATCCTGTACCAGAAGATTCAATACAGTTTCTGGTGTCTGCACAGAATTTGCTACTGACATTAGTGCCGCCGCTGCACCACTAACAAAACCTGCTGAGATAGAAGTACCATCTGTCTTGACATATGCTCCAGCAACATCTGCTACGGTAACTTGAACACCTGGTGCAAAGATATCTACAACTTGACCAAAGTTGGTTGTGACATCACTCGAAGTGGCAAAGTTATTGAAACCTGCTGCAATATCGTCACTATCTGACGCGGCAACCGTAATAACATTTGCCATACCGGCTGGCGAATAAAGTGCAACATCGTCTCCGAAGTTACCTGCAGCGGCAACAACAGTGATACCTGAATTGATTAGGCTTTGAATTTTTTGCTCTAGGTAAAAGCTCTTTGGTACTAACCATGAGCAATTGACTACTTTGGGCACAGTAGGTGTATTTTGATGGTGCGCAAGAATTGTGTCGATAGCTGCACCCAAGTCGAGTAGAGTTGGCTTTTGATTGAGGTCAAAAGTTTTGACGTTCATCAATTTTGCATGTTGTTGTAGACCAACATTCTTACCAGCGATTGTAGAAGCAATGGCCGTTCCGTGACCTAAATTGTCAGCGTAATTGGCAATTGCGTTTATCTTGAAGAAATCTACGACTTCTAGTGCATCGTCTTGAAATTCGGCATGATTGAAATTGATACCAGAATCGATAACAAAGATTTCTGGCTTTGATTTATAATCGGAAGAGATTTTTTCAAAGCTGGTAGGGAAAGGACGATAACGAGATGTGATACGGATTCTTGCCCATTGTGCATCTTGTGAGGATAGGTCGGTAGTTTCTCCCGACAACTCACTCATCAATTTTACCGGTGCATCGGCTGGGTCCATTTTACCAGCAACTAAGTCATATAATGCAAGCGGGTCAGAAGTCTTCACTACATAGACGCCCTCGCCCAAATCTTCTTCGATTGTCACCGTCTCTAAAACTGCGGCATCATCTGTATTGATGATAACTGTTAGCTCACCCTCGCCGTCAAGAACAATACCTTGAACGTTGGCGTCTGCTTTAGCGACACCAAGAAGGGCTAAGGGAATATAAATAGTTTCTGATTCAGAAGTTGCTAAACCGCACTTTTCTGCAAAAACGTTTCTATTCTCAATGGTAGAGAAGGTTAATTGGTATTGCATTTGATATAATCCTATCTAAGATTAACAAGGTAAATTCTATTATATTTATAAAGGCACGTTATGCTAGTCCACGTTTTAAGTAATTTAGATTTGAAGTTCCACGAATTTACTCCAGAAGAAGATGAAGTCATTCCTGATGCTGTAGATCTGGTAATTTTTTGTGGTGGATTTTCAAATCGAATGAAACGTTCCTTACTGTATTGTGAGACTTTGGTAGAAAAGTATCCCGACATCAAATTCATATTGAATACGGGACCAATAGATTACAATACCGAAGTGCCAGATATTCTATATAGCGGTATGCGAGTTAGATATGAGAATAGTCCACTAAAGAATCTATATTATTCTAAGAAACCTTTTGTGATTGACGACTATGATATTTTAACTCTGGTGGGCTGGCCAAAAGTGAATGAAATTTCACCTAAACTTGAAAGAGTTTTTGGCACTCCTCGACCACGTTATCTAAAAGACGGTGAATGTTGTAATACCAAATTTAGATATTTTGTTACGTTAGAAGAGATGAATGCGTTTTATGAACAAGAGCGTGGCGTATTAGAAAAATGGTTAGCCGAAGATAGTGGCAAACAAAAAATCTTGATTACAGGTACCGCACCAACTAATGACCCGTATGCAGGAGAATACACGCTATACGAAGACTTAGACCTATCTGAAATAATTTGGATTCACGGCGGCACTGAAACTTACGACAAGTCTGAAAACGGCACGAGATTAATCAGTAATCCAGGTAGAGGATTGCCTAGAAAAAACACATTTATCATATAGCGCATTTAACGCTATTTCCTGTTCATTAGATAATTGAAACTTGTTGACATTTGGAGTGGGATTTTTTAGACGCAAAGGAAATCTAAATCTTTTCTCGAACGCCCAACCATCACCAGTATCATGGTCTTTGATTTTTTCCTTTACTTCCTCGAAGCCAGTAAATTTTGCCTCTTGTGGAATTATATCGAACCCAGCCGACATGAAACCGGAAACTTTTATTTTATACCTATCTGATACTAGAGCATCATGATTGGCCACATTCGATAATAAATTAATTTTTGTTTTGTCAATTAGATTTGATTTTTCTTGGTGACAACTAAACGCAAGAGAAAACTTCCAGTGATATGATAGAAAATCTCCCATGACATAAAAGTTGGATCTCTCTGAAAAACTTCTCCAGTCATTTTGCTCTTTAGTAGTAGGATAAATCCAGCCATCGGCTGTGTTTAGAAGAGTATTTCCTCCGCACACCGCAGAAGTATATCCCAACTCTTGAAGTTTCTCAAACATTTTAAAGTGTGTTGCAAATTGTGGACTACTGACATCATACTTGTCAGCAAACGAGATTAAATCTCTACTAAGAAATCTGATAACATCTATATCTATAAACGTATATGGTAATTTTCTGCTATCACAAAATTCTATGGCAGTTTTGATGTCATGCCAATTTAGATTATCAGGAAATCTCATTATGACAACATCGAAAGAAACACCAGCTCTAATGAAACAGTCAACCATGACTTGACTGTCTATTCCTCCACTCAAACAAACAGCGGGCCTTGCCCCCAAATTTGGCAACAATGTATTTACTGCATCGATTGAGTATTTCGAAATGTCGCTGGGGTCAATTGAATCTATTTCGTCGGGCGTGAGATTCAATTTCCATACCATAGCATTACCATCAATACTAGATGTTATCCATTCATCATAAAATTTTGGCATTATTTGCTACTTGTTGAATGCTATTTTCTGTCGCCATAATATTCATCACAAACATGATAGAATTATCTACAAAGGAAAAGACAGAATGCTCTTTTGTTGTATTAACAAAGTAGGCTCTGCCGATTTCAAAATTTAGGACTTTATCCTCTTGTATCCATTTAACTTGATGTTTGCCGAAATTATGAAGAGGGACAATTATTCTAAAGGTCTTGCTAGGCAAAGATGTGCCGTTATCGCGATGCGGCGGGAAAAATCCGCCGCGGTCCAAACGAAGAAAGTGACATCGGCCACAATCATTTCCAAATAGATTGAGAATTTGCTCTAATTCTTGATAGCGAGATACGATACTGGTTTTCTTATTGAAGTCAGCCTCAGTGAAAGTTGTGTTGTTAATTCTATTATATTCGCGAAGGGAATCCAAATCTGGAATTCCAGAGAAACCGCCGTCCGCGCTTGTAACAGAAAGTCCATATCGATTGTATCCGTCTTTACGGGGATTATACTTCACCCATCCAGGATGCGATATTAATTTTTCTGGGTCACCTAGATTCCACTGGTAATCAAGCTCTATGATATCACCGAAATTTGAAACTAGGTCCGTAATACTGGCCATGAAACACTCATATTAATTCTTTGTATAGATTATATATAACTTTATGATAACTGAAATTTCATTTGAACAAATCATTCCATTCTGGCGAAGTCTTTGGCCGTGGAGTAACAAAGAAACATTAGAACCTCATAGCTGTATGCGGTATGGTGGCGGATATTTCGGTTTAGACTATATTCCTAATATCACATATTTTGCTTTGCTGGTCGATGATAAAATTGTCGGCGTCAACAGCGGCCACACTACTCCGGACAATCTTTACAGAAGTAGAGGACTATGGATAGAAAAAGAATATCGAGGAAAGGGACTGGGTGTTCCATTACTGACTGCCGGTATTACTAAAGCGCAACAACTGAATTGCAATGGAATATGGAGTTTTCCTCGTGATACCAGCAGAAAAACATATGAGGCTGCTGGATTTACCCTAACAAGCGACTGGATAATTTCTGACAATGATATCAAAAATGCATATTGTCTCAAAAAACTATTGATTAATCCTGAATAATATCGTATAGTAAAATAACGTAATAGTAACGAAAGAATAACATGCCAGTATATGATCTAATGAATGTAGAAACCGGTGAAGAGTGGGAAGAAAAAATGTCTTATGAAGACATGAAAGAACTTACTGCGGACGGTGCCATCCGCATAGTTTATAAACAAGTGAACTTTGTGCATGCCACGGGGTCAGATGGCGGCGGCAAGGTGCCGGATCACTTCAAGGAAGTGATGTCTAAGATTTCAGAAGCGAATCCAAATAGTCCTCTGGCGCAGCAATATGGTAAGAAAGACCATAAAGCAATCAAGACACGAGATGCAGTGGAAAAAGCACGTAAGAAAGCCGGGGGCTCTCTGATGGGCTAAAATACCACTTGACTTTCTCTGCGAATCTGCTAGGATGTAAGAGTAGTCAGAAAGAGAAAGTGATTCGTTATGATTAAAGTTTACCAAATCCAGCTAACAGATGCTGAAATTACCGCTGTCAATAACGGCGAAACCAGTGTCCGCATTCAGGCGTATTTCGACCGTAGTTTCGAGCGCACTTTCAAAGCTGAAAACTTCCAATATTACACTCACGTTGCTAACGTTGATGTAGATGGGTTCGAGCAAGCATTCGAAGCCATGAACCTGTGGCAAGAGAGTTCGTTGTTCAATCGGGTCGAGAAACTCGGTCCTTGCTCGTCCATGTCTGTCGGTGATATTGTCGCCGACCATGACGGTACGCTCTATCGGTGTGCCTCATTTGGCTTTGACAAAATTACCACTTGACATTTCCTCAGAATATGCTATTATAAAGTATAAGCTGAGAAGAGAAAGTGATTCGTTATGAAGTATGCCTTGATGTTTGCCGGTTTGTTTGTGATGTGTGTTCCTGAAGAAGCTGGTTTTCTTCGTTTCGCTCTACAGGGCGGCTTTGGTTTGATGATGTTCATCGCTGGTATCTCTCTTATGTTGGAAGAAGAAAAATATGCTTGAGATTATAAAATGGTTCGGCACCGCGTGTGTCATCGTCGCAGCAACTTGTCGGGCATTTGAGTTCCATACGGTGGACCTTATCCTGTCGATTATCGGTGCCGCCGCTTGGGGCTATGCTGCTTTCAAGATGAATGATAAACCTTTGATGGTAGTTAATGGTTTCATTACCGCCATCCTTTTGTATGGAGTTGTGAAATGAACGATACTATGGTTTTTGATTTTGACCAATTGATAGAGGGTTTTACATACCTCGATAGGTTACGTGAAACTGGCCTAGTCAACATGTTTGGCGCAAGCAACTATGTCGAGAACGATTTGGGTCACGATAAAGCGGTGGCCCGTTCGCTCGTCACAATGTGGATGAAGTCCTATGATGCCGATAAGTCTGTTGAAGACCGTGCGTTGGCCTTTGAGACCACATGATAGACAAGGGGTTATGAAATGAGTTATTGGCTTTTAGTTTTTCTGTTCACGCAAGAGGGTGAGTTTATCTCCAAGGATGTCTACGAGACTGCCTCTAAGGAGCAATGCGAACAGTTCGCGGGTAATGTCACTCGCACCATTATCAACAGCAAACTCCAGGCACAGTTTCATTGTGTGAGCGACGACCACTACATGGGTCGTAAGCAGGATGAAGGCGTCGATTATGATTAAGCATCCGCGGCAACGTGAGATGTGGAATGGCTTGTCTGAGGCAGGCTGTCTCGGTATCGTCCTGTTATTTGTTTTAGCCGCCGTTATAGGAGTTTTGACCAGTGTCTAAATGGTGCCAGAGGTTTCTTGACCTAGCCGACCATATTGGTGAATGGTCGTATGATCCTCGCACCAAAGTTGGTGCAGTGATTGTAGATGACCGCAATCGCATTATCTCAATCGGCTATAATGGCTTCCCGCGTGGTGTCAAGGACCTAGCAAAACGCTACGAAGACCGACCCACCAAGCACCTGTTTGTGGCTCATGCCGAGCGCAATGCACTAGATAACTCTCCCATGTCGGTTGAGGGTTGCACGATGTATGTACCGATGATGCCGTGTAATGAATGCGCCAAGAGCATCATCCAGCGTGGTATCAAGAAGGTTATCTGTTATGAACCAGATAGGGAAGATACGTTCAACTGGGATATTACCGAGTTGATGTTTGCAGAAGCGAATGTCATGTTGTATAAGGCGAAAAAAGAAAATGACTAATTACGCAAAGATATTTAAATCTATTGACAAATGCCGCGAAACAGCGTATAAAGCTAAGAGTGAATGGTTTCAAGCGTATTGGCACGGTGTGGCTGATGACCTAGAAGCCAAGTATGTCTTTGGTCAGCCTTGGCTGCGAACTTATGATGGAAAGTTGAACTAATGATTCTTCCTGCTGGTGTAAGTGCTTTTCGTAAACCCGTGCAATTGCCGGGTATGAATTACGGCGAAAGTCATTTTCTAAATGGCTTCACATGGCCTTACGTCAATTCCAAAGGCAAGCAGTATGATACCACGTTGACCCCAAGTGGTTGGGTTTGTAATTGCATGGGGTATAACTTCCACAACAAGTGTAAGCACATTGTTGCGGTACATGAAAAGGTGATAGCAGAATGATTATTGAGAATACCGCAGTATGTCTGAGTTGTGGGGACAAGATTTTCTCCAGGCATCGACATGACTTTGTAACTTGCACTTGTGGTGCTATCTCGGTAGATGGCGGACAGTCTTATCTTCGTCGCGTAGGCGATTTTGGAAATGCTATGGATTTGTCTTGGTCGCTACCCGATGAAGTCTACAATGATTGTGCAGAGGCAGCACAAAATGCTGCCGACACTGGTCGCAATAAGTTTGGTATTGCTAATGCGGTGATGCGGGTTCTGCGTGAGCGTGGACATATTGTCGCCGAAGGTGAACAACGTGTGATGGCAAAAAATGACAACCTTGATGAGATTATGGTCGAGGAAGATGGTGTTTATTATCGTTATAAGAAGGTGAATGTAGATGACTAAGATTTTGAAATATGGTGTGGTATATCCATGGAACTTTATTTTCAACCACGAGGTAAGTCCTCTTCGAAATATTCCTGACATTTCAACACGGCATTATGTTTTGCAGGCTCTTGCTTTTATGTGGGTAGTGGCGTTTAGTATTGCTGTCGGTAATGCAACGTTCTTCTATGTAAACTTTCTCGCACATGCCGCATTGATTGGTGCTGCTACCATTACAGTGGCAACATGGACCGCTGCCACTGTGAAGCCTGAACTTTTTGTAAAAAAGGCTGGTTGGGGCCGTAGTCCTACTGGCGAACATGAATAATGTTGATATTTTTTATTGTTCTTATAGCTATTGCGGCAGCATTTACACTGTTTGCATTACTTAGAGGTCTCGTTTCGTTTTCGCAAACGCAAACTATCACATCGCAACAAAAACAAACGCAAATGATGTTTTCACGAGTCAAGTGGCAAGCAACTGCCGTGATATTGATAGTGATTACCGCAGCGGTACTTTCCAACTAAAAAGGTAAATGAAGATGAGTAAGATTACAGTAGAACTTGATTGGGAAACAATTGACGGCATTGTGGTCGGGCAATTGCGTGACACATGGCAGAACCTCAAGAGCGACTTGGGCGCTGGTAAGTGGGTGTTTGTCTGGGGCGACCAAGAGGCAGAAGATTCCGAAATTCAGAAGCATATTGATGCACTGGAACTTATCCTCACGTGGTATGCAACTCCAGAACAACTAGCAGATATGGGAATTACAGATGACAAAGGATGACCTAAAAGAAAAGGCAATTGATGCCATTCCATATGTTGCTGTGTTCGGCATCGCAGCACTGGCGGTATATGGTATCACTAAGATTGTAGAATCCGTAAGTGATATGGATTTTCCACTTGACTTCGGTTATGATCCCTATCTAGACAACATTAATAAGTAAGACATAAAACAGTGACATATTATCTTCGTAATGCAAATACCTTCCGTGTCACCGACGAAAACTCGATTGACATCACCTCTCACCTTCCTGCTGACAACTATCTTGTCAAGGCAGACCAGTTCGGTAACCTGTTCCTTGAGACGGTTGACCGCTTCGAACCTCTGACCAAGTATTACGGTGATACTCTCCGTAATGCAGAGCGCATCTGGCGCACCTTCAAGGACCGCAGTGCATCCACTGGTGTGTTGCTCACGGGCGAGAAGGGTTCTGGTAAGACACTTCTGGCAAAGCATCTGTCTATCATGGGTTATGAAGAAAATATGCCTACCATCGTGATTAACTCGTCTTGGAATGGTGACTCGTTCAACAAACTAATTCAGGATATCGAACAACCATCTATTGTTTTGTTTGATGAATTTGAAAAGGTATATAACCGAGAAGAGCAAGAGAAGATGCTGACCCTGCTCGACGGTGTATATGCCAGCAAGACACTATTCATTCTTACCTGTAACGACCAGTGGCGTATCGATGCCCATATGCGGAATCGTCCAGGACGTATCTTCTATTCGGTTGACTTCAAGGGTCTATCGGAAGAGTTTATCCGCGACTACTGTAACGATGTCCTGAATAACAAAACGTATATCGACCAGATTACCAAGATTGCCACACTGTTCTCTCAATTCAATTTTGATATGCTTAAGGCACTTGTCGAGGACATGAATCGTTACAACGAAACACCACAGGAAGCAATGCGTCTTCTGAATGCGAAACCTGAATATGATAACAATGAACCCGACTATACGGTTCAACTGATTGTTGATGGTCAGATTGTTCCTGAACAGTATCTTGGCACCAAGGAGATTGACTATAATCCTCTGACTTGTGATGCTTGGACTGTTTACTACGGTACCGACTATGCCGATGATGAAGATGACTATGATCTTGAAGACGATCTGGTAGCAGTACCAGCAGTTGTGAGTCGTAATGACCCATGGCGTCCAAATCGCACTCGTGCGACGAAGAAGTCTGTTAATGCTCGTGCAGAATTTACTCCTGCCGACCTTACCAGCGTCAACGCAAAGGCAGGGTCGTTTGTCTTCACTAACGCACAAGGACAACGTGTCCAACTGACTAAGAAGGCTGTTAAGAATAACATGTATTGGGGTGCGCTGTAAATGATATCTGTCGCCGACAATTTTCTGTCTGCGATGGAACTTGAATACCATAGAACTATGGTGCTTGCCAAAGTGAATGTATCCACACTCAAACAACTTGGGATGTGGGTGCATTCGCATGAAATTGAGAATGGCCAGCTGAATGATATTCATTATAGGCTGGGCGTGATATGGAAAACCACCACAGAAAAGACACAAAATTATTTCAAGGATGTTCTGAGTGTTGATGTGGTACCATATAGTTTTCGATATCAATGTACCAACTCTGACTATATTATTCATCCACATAAAGACGGTTCAATTCGTGAAAAATCTATTGACAAATGCTATAGTTCTATTGTATATCTAAATGATGAGTGGGACGAAAGTCTTGGGGGCAACTTCGAAGTCCACAGTAAATCCGTTCCATCATTACCCAATAGAATGGTCATATATTCGAGAGACGAAGAACATTGGGTATCTAAAGCATTACAAGATTGGAAGATTCCTCGAATGATGTTACTAATAAGTTGGAGCAAGAAAGATGAAAGTTGATATTCGACCATATCGTAAATGGTTTGGTCCATACCAACTAGCAGAAAAACTCCTGTTCTGGAAAGACAAGGAAGATGCTGTAGTTTTCGCATTCGGAGAATGGTTAGATAAGTATACGCCAATTGCAAGAATATCGTCACTATGGTTTTTCAGCAAGAGAAAGGTCAAAGTCCGAATCGATCCTTATGACACATGGAGTATGGACGACACTCTAGCTATCATAATTCTGCCGATGTTGAAACAGTTACGGGACACTAAGCACGGTTCTCCATCTGTTTCAGATGCAGATGTACCCGAAGAACTTCGCTTTGCCGCGGCCGAAAATCCAGGACATGAATTTGAAACCGATAGCAACTGGCATAAGCGTTGGGAGTGGGTGCTAAATGAAATGATCTGGGCGTTTGAACAGATTGTTGATGAAGATTCCGATTCCATTTACTTCAACGATGGTATTCTTGACGTAGAAAAATGGAAAGCATACAATGCACGTATTGACAACGGCACCAGACTGTTTGGTGTCTATTATAGAGGACTATGGGACTAATGACTGAACCAAAGCAAGTAAAAGGTGGTGTATTCGCACCAGCGGATATTCCCGTTATCAAGCGGGCATTGCACTCTTATCTACTCGACCTTATGCGAGTAGAGGGATATAGTGAACGTGACCCTCATCCAGATGTTGCTGTTATCTCAAACCTACTTCACCGATTGGGACGTATCGATGCCTAAGTATCTTGTAGAAACAATTTCCATGTTCCGTATGCGGTATGTCGTTGAAGCAAACAACGCATCCGATGCCAAAGATGAAGTCACTACGAACGTGGGAGAACTCGCGGAGTTTTCTCAACGCCATGTCGAAGAATTGGTAACCTCCGCTCGTGAAATTGATGATGCCGAGTATCTGCGCCAGTTTGATGAGGACAATGAGTATCTAAAAGAGTGGACAGATGGACAGAAATTTTCATTTGTGAACGCAATCGATTATGATAGCAAGTGAAGAAGAACAAGAAAGACGTTTGGCAATTTGCCATGAATGTGAGTATCTGAACGGTAATACATGCAGCATTTGCCATTGCTATATGCCAGCTAAAGTGAAGCTACTATATACTAAGTGCCCTCAATCGAAATGGGCGGGCGAAACCTTTGTCCCCTTCTGGAGAAGAACATGAAGTTATACGTAAATGGTTGCAGTTTTGCCTATGGTATAGGTATTGAGCGTTACGCACCCGGCAACATGAAGGAAGTTTATTCTAAGTGTGAAGCCAGGCGTTTCTCTAAGCTACTGGCTGATGCATGGGAAATGGAAGAAATGAACGTGGCAGTGCCAGGCTCTTCTAACTCCCGAATTGCCCGCCGTGCTTTCATTGATATTTTACAACATAAACCAGAGCGTGTTATTATCGTGTGGTCCGATCCCTCACGATTTGAGTTTACTGACTACCGTGATGAGCCGTATCCCTTCGATGTAGATGCGCTTCAACTTCGAGGCTCGTCGGTAGATTTTGATGATATTCCGAAAGCAACTAAGAAGGCTCTGGCCACATACTATGAACAGTTATCCTCGTATCATTCGGACCTACTGAAAACTCTATATCATGTGGCCACTATCAAGAACCTATGCGATTCTCTGAATATTACCTGTGTCCAGCTGTGGTTCCGTGATGCCTGTATCGACAACGCATTGAAGCGCGGCCTTCAAACTCGGCGTATTGCTTCTCGTAAGACCATGGACGAATATATCGATTATCTGGAGACAGACTCAAATATCTTCCTGTTCGACAAGAGCAAGACATTCGAGTCTTTAGGTAAGAACCTATTATGTCCATGGGACGACCATCCAAGCGAAGAAGCCCACGTTCATGTGGCTAATTGGTTCAAGGAATATTTTGAATAAATATGAATATGATTGATAACTCTTATGATCCAACTCGTAGACTTACTGGTAGAGAACGCAAACAAAAGCGTGTTTCTCTGATAGAAGATGTTGATACATATGTCCAAGAGATTGTGATGTATTGTGATGATGAAGAAGACCTCATCGCACTCGGCTCCCTTCTGCAGGTACTTTCTAAAAATATTCTTACTACTGTCATGGACAAAGGCGACTGGCGCCATGTCATTAACAAATTTACAAAAGATGTAGAACAACAGCAAGACGTAAGGTCCACTATGGAGTCCATACGCAAATACATGTGAGGTGAATATGGATAAACAGAGCGTAATAAATCACATTAAAGCACTTGAACAGAAACACCACGAACAAGACGAAAGTCTTGATATTCTAATGCAGCGCCCTCAGCCGCAAAACTGGCTGGTGAATACAATCAAGCGCCGCAAGCTAAAAATCAAAACAGAAATTGAACATTTGAAACAACTACATGGTATAGGAGATTTGTAATGAATATCAACACACAACTATTTTACAGCGATATGACCAGCGACATGGAAACAGAAGCTGGTGAAAGCACTCTCAATTGTAACATTTACATTGAAGCCAAGGGTGCCATGCCATCAGAAAAGGCTCATATCAAGACCATTCTAGACCAAGCATACAAGGATATCAGGTCAGCCCTATATGACAAGCAACTGTAGAATCCACAACGACGAGTGGCAGCATGTGGGCAAGACTTATTTTGTCCATCAAGCCAAGCGGAGAGAAAACTCCACTGCGGTGGAGATGACCCTTGAGGACGATGCAGGTAACATCATTACCATTACGGTAGCCAATCATCAAATCGAATGGATTGAAGATAACACTTGACTTTTCCTACGAATCTGCTATTGTAAGAGAGTAGTTAGTAGAGAGAACGAATCATGCAAATCAATGTCACGGGAATGATCGGAAAGCGCGATGCGATTGCGCTGATCGAGGCTGCTGAATTTTTCGCCGCCAAGTTGATGGACCCACGAATGGTCCGCAACCTGATGATCGACCTTGAGATTAGCAAGAACCTGGACGTTGAGGGTGAATGTATCGATGAAGATGGCGCTCGGAACCCTCGGTTCTTCACCATCAGTCTCAAAAACCAAAAGATTGATGAGATGATCAAGACCCTCGCACATGAAATGGTCCATGTCAAGCAACATGCCAAGAACGAGTTGCAGAGCGGCATCATGGTCGCCGCACGTGGTGGCTTGAAGATGCACAGCAAGTGGATGGGTGAAGTATGGAAGCCAGGTCGCCGCCAAGACGCCTACTACGATAGCCCATGGGAAATCGAAGCATACGGAATGGAAGTCGGCCTGTTCGCCAAGTGGCAGGCCGCGCAGAAGGTAGCATAATGGCAAATAGATTTCTAATCAGTGATACTCATTTCGGGCACACCAATACGTGGGAGAAGTTCACGTTGTCGGATGGTAGTCCGTTGCGTCCGTTCACCTCTACAGAAGAGATGGACGAGACGATGGTAGATAACTGGAACAGAGTCGTCAGACCTCAGGATACAGTGTATCATCTGGGTGACGTAGTAATCGCCCGACGCCACCTGGAAACAGTGAAGCGTCTGAATGGGCGGAAAATCCTTATCCGTGGAAACCATGACATTTTCAAGGATAAGGACTATTATGAGGCAGGATTCGAACAGATTCATGGCGTTCGCGTGTTTGTGGATCAGTTCATCCTGTCTCATATTCCCCTGCATCCAGACTGTGTAGGTGAGAGGTTCAAGCGTAACGTTCATGGTCACCTGCATGGCAATCGGATTATGATTGATGAAACGCTAATAAGTTCTAGTCACACACAGCCTGGTAGTTACTTACATCCCGATCCTCGCTATCTGTGTGTATGTGTGGAGCAGATTAATTTCACTCCGATTTCTTTTGACGATGTGATGAAAATGACTTGACATGGCAGTAAAATCTGCTATAGTCAACAAGTAATTTAGAGAAAGATAATAATGAAGCTAATACTGACCGACTGTGATGGTGTTCTACTAGACTGGAACCAAACGTTTATTGAGTGGATGGCTCTCCAGGGCTATCAAGAAGTTCGCACAGATGTCTATGGCATCAACGACCGCTATGGTATTGACAAGAAGAAGAGTAAGGAACTGGTGCGTGAGTTCAACGAGAGCGCAGCCATCGGCTTCCTAAAGCCCTTCCGCGATGCCCTATACTATGTTCGGCGTATGTATGAAGAGCAGGGTTATCAGTTCCGTGTCATTACCAGCCTGAGCAAGGACCCATGGGCTGTCAAAGCGCGTGAAGCAAACCTTAAGCAGTTCTTCGGTGACGCCATCGAAAGCGTGATTTGCCTCGACTGTGGTGCAGACAAAGACGATGCGCTTGCACCCTACAAAGACAGTGGCCTGTTCTGGATTGAAGATAAGCCAGAGAACGTCGAAGCCGGTCTAAAAGTCGGCCTGCGTGGCATTCTGATTGACCACGAACACAATGCCAACAGCATGGTGAATGTTGGTGGTAAGCTGGCGTATCGTGCTGAAACGTGGGCTGACATTTACGATTTGGTAAAGGGTCGGTAAGATATAAATAGACAGAATATATTTACGGAGTCTATTATGTTATCATTTGCCGATTTTATCAACCTCGTAGAAGAAGTTCTAGATGAGGGTATCCACGACCCAGCTAGACGTAAGGCTATCTTCCTAGCAGGCGGTCCAGGGTCAGGCAAGTCATATGTATCTAAGAAGACCACACATGGTCTTGGCTTCAAGCATGTCAACTCGGATGACCTATTCGAGAAGGGTATGAAGAAGCATGGTTTGGCTGCGACACCAGAAAATATCTACTCCAAGAAGGGCCAAGAAATCCGTGCCCATGCCAAGGAACTAACCAAGAAGCGTGAACATCATTACCACAAGGGTCGCCTTGGCTTGGTTATTGACGGCACAGGTAAAGACCCAGAGAAGATTAGAAAGCACTCCGAGCATCTCCGTAAGATGGGCTACGATACTCATATGGTGTTCGTCAACACCTCACTGGAAACAGCCAAGAAGCGCAACGACCAACGTGAACGCAGCCTTCCCCATCACGAAGTCGAAAGAATGCACAAGCAAGTGCAAGGCAACATCGGCCACTTCCAGAAGCATTTCGGTCGTGAGAACATGCACATTGTGGATAATGACCACGCAGACGAACATGGCCTGACACAGGTCCATAAGCACATCCGCAAGATAGCCTCTGCCGAAGTTCGTAATCCTATCGGCAAGAAGGAAGACGCTGCCAACAAAAAATAGTGCTTGACATTTGATTGCGAATCTGCTATATTTAGAAAGTAATCAGTGAGGTTTTATGTCTTATATTTATGAAGAAGTTTCTCCCGAACTCTTATTGCCCGAAGACCGCGATACGCGGTACGACAATACCCCAATGAAATTTGTAAAAGCCATGGGTGCCAAGCAAAAAGGCAAATACTACGAACTCATTACTGAGAACGTTTTGTGTGGTCGAGGGTCAGTGGTAAATAAACCGGTGAACAGCGATCACGACCGAATCATTGACGGTGTGAAATCGGAAATCAAGGGTAGTTGCTTGATGAAGAACACCGATTTGTTCACTTTTCTACAAATTCGACCCAAGCAAGACTATGCACAAATGATTTTCAGCATGTTTTATCCTGATAAAATCATTATCATGTCCATGACAAAAGAAAAAGTATTAGAAAATGTGGCAAATGGCATATTTTCGCCGCAGCATGGTGGCAAAAACGGCGACAGTGGTACATACATGTATTACGGCAACGAAAACACTCTGGGATTGATCGGAGCAGTTGAAGTTGGCTAAACGTCACGTTTCACAATCACAAAAGCAGGCCCTTGGCCAATTTTACACCACGAACAGCGACTATATTCTCGCTGGCTATGAGGAGTTGGTGAAAGATAAAATTGTAGTTGATCCATTTGCCGGTGGCGGTGACTTGTTGGAATGGTCAATTAGAAATGGCGCGAAGTCAGTAGTTACATATGATTTACAGCCTAATTATCCAAATACCATACAGAATGATAGTTTGAATAATCCACCATCATACAAAGATATGTTGGTGGTAACTAATCCTCCTTATCTGGCAAAGAACAAGTGTAAGGGTGACAAGAGTGTGTATGATAAATGGGGACAAAACGATTACTATAAATGCCATTTAGCAAGTTTGGCAATTGATTGTGAGGAAGCCTTAGAAGTTCTTCCTAGTAATTTTTTTTGTGAGAGTCGAGCAGGTATAAGAAAGAAACTATTCGAAACTCACCATATTGTCAGTGCGAAGTATTGGAATACTCCTGTTTTTGATGATGCTACCACTGGTATATGCGTTATTCATCTGAAACGTGGTCGCCGTGATACTCAACAGTTTCCGATGTCTCTATCTTCAGGTGAAACCGTCGATATAGTTTTGAAAGCGGAAAATAATTTTCTATATGGCGAAAAATTCTTTCTGGACATAAATCGAGCCAGGGGTATCAACATCGTAAAGACGGATGTTGGTATGCCACCTCCCAATACAAATCTTGTTGTGGGTCTACTGGATAATGGTAAGTGGAGTAATGGTGTGAAATACAATTCAGGTGATGCAATCTATTGCTCTCCTAAAAGTTTTACCACATACCAAATTACTCTACCTGACCATACTATCACGGAATCTGACCAAAAAAGAATTGTAGATGAATTTCAGAAAAGAATGGCTGAATACAGGCATCTTTATCGTGATTTGTTTCTGGCAAACTATATGGGACCAACACAAAAAATATTGAGTAGGCACTATGTCCATTCTCTATTGGAGACCGTGATGATGGATTTGAATATTATTCCCACACCCTCTTTGGAAAAATTATTCGCTTGACTTTCCTCACGAATCTGCTATATTCAATAATGTAGTCAGTGAGAGAAAGTGATTCGAAATGATTGTTGCCCAGCCTGCCCTCGACCTAGTTGTGATCCACGAAGAACTCCCCGTTCGGGTCTGGTACAACAACCCTGCCCCTCAGAAAGCCGTCTGGCTCATCAAGCCCAACGGTGTGATGCGGCTCTTCGCCAACGAAGAAGTCTTGGCGATGCCTGTTGCTCCTGCCGCTCTTGCGGCCGAAGCCTTTGCGCCCGTCGTGAAATGACCGCTTGACATTTGATTGCGAATCGAGTATATTATAAAAGTAGTCAGTGAGAAAGGTGATTCGTTATGGCTTATATGAACCAAAGTGAGAAGGCTCGTCTTGCCCCTAAGATTAAGGCAGTCCTCAAGAAGTATAATATGAAGGGTAGTCTTGCGGTTCGCAACTACAGCACCCTTGTTCTCAACCTTAAGTCTGGTCCTCTTGACCTGGTCAACAATGACCGTGGCTATAGCCAAGTTAATTTGTATTGGTTAGCAGACAATTATCAGGGTAAGGAATTGGCCTTCCTCGAAGAAGTCAAAGCCGCCATGCACGATGGCAACCACGATAACAGCAATTCACAGATAGATTACTTCGATGTGGGTTGGTACGTCAACGTAAATGCTGGTGACTGGAACAAGCCATACCAGAAGGTTGCTTGATTGTAGTATGGCCAAAAAATATCAAATTACCCATCTAGGCAAGACACTTCATACCGACCACTGGGTGGACTTGCCAGAGGATAAGTGCTTACAATTGAAGGCTGCGTATTACGAAAAGCCTGATTTTGAACTGGTCAAGAAAAATCTTGAATCAGTATTCAATGGCGGCACTATCATAAGCACCATTACCAGTTACTATGTAAAAGACCTTATGGCCAAGGTGAAACTGGAGTCTCCACGGTGGTCAATTGAAGAGGTATTTGAATCTACGGATTTGATTCGATACTTTTGGAGCAGGGTGCTTTCTAGTGACAAGGTATATCCGAAGACGGATTCAGATATCAAGAACTTTGAGGCTGCCTTGCGGCTTAGTGGTGGTGGCGTTGCAATGAAGCCGTCTAACTACCCAATCAAGTCTGTTGACTCCATTCTATCTAGGTATAATATCAACGGTAAATACTATGACTTCTCTTGTGGTTGGGGCGTTAGAATGCTGTCATCACTGAGGAACCGAGTGGAATATTATGGTACTGACCCGAATAATCTGTTAGTAGAACGTCTCAACCAAATGGCTACTGATTATAATGCCGTGAATGGCACATCGGCGAAGTATGACATCCGATGCCATGGTTCTCAAACGTTTGTTCCAGAGTGGGAGAACACCATCGGTGTAGCATTTAGTAGTCCTCCATATTTCAGCCTAGAAGATTATAGAATTGGTGACCAGTCATATAAGCCAGGTACCACATATCAAGAATGGCTTGATACATATCTAAGACCCACTCTGGAAAACATCAAGAAGTATTTGGTTGATGATGGAAAGATGCTAGTCAACATCAAAGATTTCCTCGATTATAAGTTGTGCGCAGACACAAGAGAGATTGCAGAAAGTCTGGGATTTTATTACGTGGAGTCCCTCACGCTAAAGAATATAACCAGACCCAGTGCCAAGGTAGATATCAATACCGATGAGAGCATTATGGTATTCTCAAAAAAGCCTGAGAAGCCTGTGCCTATCACATTGGACCATTTATTTTCTTGACATTTGCCTGCGAATCGTCTATAAGTGATTATAGAAAGTGAGAAGTTATGTATACCATTGAAGAGACATTGGAATATATCAAGAACCTCGATGGATGGGGTGATTTGATTGATGAGTGGTCGGTAGAACACCGCACAGCCCTCGTATGGAATGAGGAAGTTGACAACGACTCGACTACGGCTCCTTGGCGCACCGCATACATGGTCCGCTACTGGGAGAACAACGAGTGGGTTGATACCCGTTCATACTATACCGCAGACGCGGCGCTTGACTTTGCCCGCGATTTTGTAAACAGTCCCCACCGCCTGCCGTACCCTACCGACTAGTGTTACATGGCAAAAAAGCAACTCTAATAGTGATGGATGATTTTGGTATGGCGTTCTCTAGTGCAGATGTAAGGAAGATTAATACTATCAAGGATATCTTCCGTGCTAAGATGGGAGACTTTGAGGAAGAACTTCCTCAGTCGTATACCCAGTATTTCAAGGACGGCATCATTACCGGCGGTGCTTTTGCATCTCTGTGGCACCATGAAGAGCCTAAGGACTGGGACTTCTATTTCAACGATGGTAATACCATGTCCAATTTTCAGGCTCGGGTGGTGAACGGTGACCCTGCAGGCCTCTTGTTACAATGCGTTAAGGACACTGGACCATACTTCACGCAAGTCCAGGTTGATGGTAAGCTGGTTACCGCTAATGCCGTGACGCTCAAGTGCGGTCTCCAAATGATTACGATGGCAACGGCCACTCACCGCAAGTATTTTGATTTCATCCACTGTATGCCATACTATGACTACAGCAAGGATGAATTGTATATCAGTCCACAACAACTGGACGCCATCAAGCGCAAGCAGATTATACTGAACCCTAACTTCAAGGGCACACCGAAGCCATTCCGTGTGGAGAAATATCTTGACCGCGGTTGGTCTCTATTGACTACCGATACACAGGGCACGATGAGTCATCATGCACTGAGGAAAGTGCCATCGTGGCCACATGAGGGGGCAATGCGGGTGACCAAAGCCGGGCGAGTTGAGGTATTCGCCAGTGGTAGATGGACAGAACCAGCAAAAACCGCTTGACATTTCCTACGAATCTGCTATTATGAGAATATAGAGTGAAAAAGGAGATTGTTATGCGAGTCGAACCTGTTGGTATGAATATTCAAGGTGTTGTGAGCCAGATTTGCAACTTCCTAGCCTATGTCGGTGACTTTTACGCCGAGGGTGGTCTATATGATATGGGTGCGTCCTCGCGCCAGATCCTTGACGCCTTCGACATTTACGCCAAGCGAGTTGGCTACGAGAACCTTGCGCTTGACTCGGTCGACCGCGAAGGTGTCCGTGATGTTATGATTGAATTTTTTGGGTTGAGGTTTCCTAATGAAGTATAAGTGGATAAAAGAACTGAATCAGTCCGATTCCCGCCTGCACAAGGAAGATGTCCTTGCGCGGGCATTGGCTGCAGGTGACCATATCTTCCTTAACGGCCTGCGGACCTGCTATAATCCGTATATCACATTTGGTGTGAAGCAGATACCGTCAACGGAGGGCATCACTGGTGCACCGAATCCGTATGAGGAGTTTGATATGCTTCTCACCAACCTGTCTATCAGGCAGTTGACTGGTCATGCGGCGCGTGACGCCATTCTTGGCATGTCCCTCAAGTTTGACAGTGATGAGTGGAACCTGTTTCTTGCCCCTATCCTGCGCCGTGATATGCGGTGCGGTATTAGTGAGAAGACCATCAATAAGGTATGCAAGGGTACCGACTACGTGATACCCACCTTTGGTTGCCAGCTTGCTGCTAACAGCGAAGGTCGTCCAGAGATGGTAGGTACCAAGTGGCTTGAGCCTAAGCTGGATGGCGCCCGTGTGTTGCTGATGGTTACAGAGGACAATACCGCTACGTGCTACAGTCGCAACGGTAAGGTATTTGATAACTTCCCACATGTGGAACAACAGGTCCTGAGCAATGTGTATGCTATCCGCGCTTACCTTAAAACCAAGGGTGGCTTCGTGCTTGATGGCGAGATTATGGGCAAGTCCTTTCAAGACCTGATGCGCCAAGCACAGCGTAAGGAGAACGTCCAGACACAGGACACCGTGTTCAACGTGTTTGACATTCTACCTCTTGAGGACTTCAAGCGTGGCTTCTGGAATGCACAGCTACGCAAGCGGCTTGCAATCCTGACTGAAATGCAGCCTGTATTTGATGCCATGCCTAACGTTACGCGGGTAGATAGCCAGATTGTGGTAGACCTCAGCACCGAAGATGGCCGCACCAAGCTCCATGAGTATGCCACAGAGATGGTAACGGCTGGGTTCGAAGGCATCATGATTAAGGACATGGAAGCACCGTATGAGTGTAAGCGCAACACCTTCTGGATGAAGTGGAAACCGGTTATCACCGTAGACCTACCTGTCATTGGTCTAGAAGAAGGCACTGGTCGCAACAAGGGTCGCCTAGGCGCTCTGGTGTGCAGTGGCATTGACCACGGTAAAGATATCACAGTCAACGTTGGTAGTGGCTTTAGTGACACCGAGCGTGACCTATTCTGGAATCAGAAGAGTGATGTGGTAGGTCGCACAGTGGAAATCCTGTGCGATGTAATAACTCAGAACCAAGACGGCAGCTATTCGCTGCGGTTCCCACGGTTCGTTAGGTTTAGAGAGGACAAATAATGGGTGATGATGACGATTATGCATCGATTTTAAATAAAACTCTTATTGGAACGGTATACAAGGCCGCAAGCAATACTTGGAAGCCTAATGATTGGGATAGTGCGTCACTTCCAAGTGACGCCGGCGGTGCTTCCCCTTGGAATCCTCTTGATTGGAATAGTGTTGCAATTCCAGTCGATAGCCTCTCTAGTGGTTCTATCACCGCGGCCACGAATACCTATACTCAAAGTCCAGGAGAATTGCTAGATTATACCATGAAGTATGACATGCATTGGATAAAGGCATCTGGTATGCCAGAGGTAGAACTGAATTTACATGTCAAGCGGGAACTTGCCGCCAAGTTGGCACAACAGATGATGGACGACGGACATATCGTGTTTACGAAACAGCATGACCTGGCAGACAACTCCATGCGCTTCAAAGCCTATACCTGGGTAGGCAACAAAGACTTTATTGAACAACAACGAAAGAACAAGCGATGACCGAAATTACACAAGAAATGAAGATTACCGCAATCGCGGGTGATATCTACCAAGGCATGACCCAGACCGAAGTGGATGCGTTTGTCATTCGTCAAATCGAAGCATCATTGGAACTCCTACCCGAATCCGATGTGAACGGAATGTATCAAGAAATCTTAGCAGAAATCGCCATTTGACCAAACGAATCGCTTGACTTCTCCTGCGAATCTGCTATTGTTAGATAGTAGTGAGAAGAAAGAGAGTGATTCGAAATGATTGATATCCTAGAAAACGTAGCGAAGTTTGACCGCGTTGTAGCCGAGCATGTCCTGTGGATGTTTGATGACGCCGAAGAGATTGGAAGCAGCGATATCAACGCCTGCGTGAACAACATCCTGATGGAATATTACCCCAAAGCCAGCGATGCTCCTGCTCACCAGTTTTCTATTGCTAAGATTGCCGTTCGTCAGGCCCTCTTCAACATGGAAGATATTCGCAACCTCTATTAATTTAGGGGTTGACATTCTGGTAAAACCTGCTACTGTTAGATAGTAGTCAGTGAGAAGAAAGTGATTCGTTATGAAGAAGTTCCGGTTCGAAGCAAACGGTAAGAAGATTGTGGTCGAGGCACCAAAGGTGCTAGCCGCCATGACAGAAGCCAACAAGCAGTTCGGAAGCCTGCCCCAAGGTGCCTGGATGCCCAAGGTTTCCTCCGATTGTGATTTCTACTGGGCCGCTGGCAATTTTTTTGATTGAGGAGTTTTGTTATGATTGATGTTACTGAAATGACCGATGCCGAAATGCTTTCGGCTCTTATCGAGGGCGCCAATGTTCCCTCCGAGTCTTTTATGTCCTATAAAGCAGGATACTACGAGTCCACCCTTCTCGCTATGATGGCACGTTTTCCAGAAGTGCGGAAAGAGATTGGTGAACGGGCCCGGATGGCCAAGTGGATGAAAGAAGGAGTTTGATTATGGCTAAAGGCCTTCAGGTATTTACATAACGTTTATTCTGTTATACTGAAATAGTTAGTCTAAAATCTATTATTTTTGAAGGAGAAGTGTCATTCCAAATTGGTGTTCAAATACTGTTACCGTCGAACATGCGGACCCCGCAATGATTGACAAGTTTGAACAAGCTGTCCGGGAGAGCAATCTGTTCCAGACGTTTGTTCCTCTCACTGAATGGAAATATGATGATGCCGTTGAATCTTGGGGTACCAAGTGGGATATCTCCAATGGTGAGGTAATCGACCGCTATATGCCCGAGGTGCTTTGCGTAGCCTTTGAGACCGCGTGGTCGCCACCCATCGCATTCTATGACGACCTCATGCAGCTAGGATTCACCGTCAACGCACACTATTTTGAGTCGTCCTTCGTCGGCCAATATATAAACGGCGAAGAAGAATCCTATGATGTTGACCCGGACGACCTGTCCAATATCCCAGAAGATATGAACGAGATGTGGGGTATCACCGAGATGTATGAGGACTGGGATGCTGACTAGAGAACAGGAAGCCATCGACAACCTCCGCTGGCGTGAAGCCAAGTGCTGGGACATGGCAGAGGTATTCCTCCAGAACCGTGATGCCCATGGTGTAATGGATATGGGTGCCGAGTTGCAGTCATTGCAACGGGCCATCAATGAGATAGAAAGGCTGACCGATGAGTAACGCAACTATGATGATGAATCCACGGTCAGTGGCGGTCACACAGCCGACCATTCCTCCCCTGCCGCCTATCAACGTCCCTCTGCCTGAGAAGATGGAGATTAGAGTGGTAGAATACACCAAGGGTCTCCGTCTTGTCAAGACAGAACTCCAATACCGCATGTGGCACTATGACCAGTATGGTCAGGTGGTATCCAATCCCACCGAATGGGAACAGGTAGAACGTGTAAGAATTGATATGGATTTGTGATGATTTTTGATACTGATTTTCGCACCTTCGGGTATGGCGGCGTAATTGCGGGTGCTCTATTGCTGTCTGGTTGTGGTGGTGAAGGTAGTACCTCAGCGCCTCCCATCATAACGGTACCAGCCTTTGCGCCTGCTCCTACCACACCTCCTCCTACAACAGTGGCTATACCGAATGCCACCTCGGCATTCTCGGCACCTCAACAGATTGCTGGCATTTCTATCAATCAGAAAATGACGCCGACTTTCGACCTAGCGACCTTGAATTTCAGTCTGAATGGTGGTTTCTATTTTGCAAACGGCATATTGTCAGTTCTTCCTATATTTTATCCATCACATGCGGTGAATGCTGACCCCACATTGGTCGGAAAGAATACAGACGTATACCTATCTGAATTTTCGTATCGGCTGAATGGATTGAGCGCAACACCTGTGCCTTCCGCAGCCAAAGTATCATATCCTGGTGCAGGTACAGACGGCGCTGTTGTGGCAGACTTCAACGGGGATGGCATTCAAGACGTTTTCATTGCCGACCATGGCTATGATGCCTCCCCATTTCCCGGTGGTCAAAACAGTCTTTTATTCGGCACAGCAGGCGGTGGTTTCGTAGCCGGTAAATTGCCTGCTGTATTAGACTTCACTCATTCCGCCACTGTGGCTGATATTGATAGTGATGGCGATATTGATATTTTTGTCGGCAATATTGGTAAACCGAATCCGATTGACCCGTATTTTCTAATCAATGATGGTAAGGGCAATTTCACTCAGAATTTTAATCTGCTATCTGGTCTACCTGGCAAATTTCCGAGTAGCCAAGTCAATGCCAAGGGCCTCAACTATACTGGGTCACACCTGAGTGATGTGAACAAAGACGGTAAGATTGATCTTATACTAACCGGATTTGGTAACGGCAGTGAGTTACTATCATGGGACGGCAGTAAATTTGTTGTCAAACAGAACCTATACCTGAACGATGATGCAAACCGCTCGGTAACTTCTGTAGATATTGCGGACTTGGACAATGACGGCAAGAACGAGATTATTCTCCATTCTACCACCGTCGCATCAACAAATTACTATAAGCAAGACCAAATCGATGTTCTAAAGCAGAATGCTTCTGGTAGCTATCAGTTGGACCAGACTGTTGTTGTAAGCGGAACTGT